GTGGGATTTTTTTGCGGGGGACCTGGGGGTTTCGGGCAGGAATCGGAGGGTTCTGTTGACGCTGGCCCTCGATATGCGCGGTTCGGATGTGGTGGAGGAGCTTTCACTCGAGGGTGACTCCGTCGCGTTGCGGTTGATGATCCGCGAGGTCGGCAGGCTGGTGGATCGGCTGGCGAAGCTGGATCTGATCCTGTCTGGCGACGTGTCGACGTGGACGAAGCTGGTGACGGGGAAGGACTCGGTCATCGAGGTGCGTGTCGATCACGCTCTCGCGGAGGCGCGTCAGCAGACGACGTCGCTGCGTCAGCTGCTCGCGGAGATCGAGCGGCAGCGCGGCGGCAACCCCGGAGGGGGTTCCGGTGGCAGCGGCGACGAAGACGGCCTCTCCGGGCTCTGACCTGTCGGAGTGGCCGCGGCTGGAGGGCCGGCAGGATCCACGGCTGCTGTCGGAGTGGGATGGCGACGACACCGACGGTGTGAAGGCGGTCGAGCTGGGTCGCCGGGTCGGTAAGAAGGCGATGCCGTGGCAGGCGACGATGCTGCGGTCGTGGATGCGGCGTCGTCCGGACGGGTTGTGGACGCATCCGGAGTGTGTGGCGATCATCGCGCGGCAGAACGGCAAGACGTTGCTGGTGATTCTGCGGATTCTGTGGGGTCTGTTCCTGGCGAATGACCGTCAGGGCGAACGGATTGTGTACTCGGCGCAGCGGTGGCCGACTGCCGAAGACGTGTACAAGCGCGTGTGGGCGATCATCGAGGCCCGCCCGTGGCTGAACCGGCGGGTCGTGCAGCACGTGTGCTCGGGTGGGCGTGGACTCATCGTGACCGATCGGGGTGCGCGGTGCGCGTTCGTCACCCGGTCGGCTGACCTCGGTAAGGGTTTCGACGAGGTGGACCTCGTGATCTACGACGAGGCGTACAACCTGACCGACACCCAGACGGGTGCGCTCGATCCGACGCAGACGGCGGCGGCGAACGCACAAACGATCTACCTGTCCACCGCGGTGGACGAGTCGACGATGCCGAATTGCCACGTGCTGGCGGCGATCCGGCGGCGCGGCCTGGCCCGCGAGGAAGACCTGTACTTCGCCGAGTGGTCCCCGGAGGACGGGATGCCGCTCGACGACCCCGATACGTGGGCGTTCGTCAACCCGTCGTACGGGGTGATCCAGAAGCCGCGGTTCCTGCGGACGAAGGCCCGCAACGCGAACACGTCGAGGAAGCGACGCATCTTCGAGCTGGAGTTTCTCAACCGCGGGCACTGGCCGAAACCCGAGGACGATGTCGAGCTGCTGGTCGACCTGGAGGAGTGGTCGGATATGCGGTGCCTCACTCCGAAACTGACGGGGCCGATCGCGTTGGCGTTGTCGCGGACACGGTCCCGGGATCGGTGGGCGTTGGCCGCGGCGCAGCACCGGGTCGACGGCAAGGTGCACGTCGAGGTGGGGTACTTCCGGCAGGCCACCGCGCAGGAAGTCGTGCGGTTCGTGATGGCGGTGCTCGAGCGGTCCGATCCGGTGGCGCTGGTGATGGATTCGCACGACCTCGCGAAGTCGGCTGTGCCGCTGCTGATCGCGGCGGAGGTGGAACCGGAGCTGTTGTCGGCGTCGCAGTACGCGGAGGCGTGCGGCGGGTTCCTCGATGACGCGACGTCGGGGCAGCTGTCGCACGCCGGTGACGCGGAGATCTTGCGGGATGCGGTGGCGGATGCGACGAAACGGAGTCTGCCGAAGGGCGACTTCGTGTGGGACGACTCGGTGGGTGATTCGGCGGCGCCGTTGAAGGCGATCACGTTGGCGCGGTGGGCGCTGATCACGTTCGGGGCGCGGGCGAAGAAGAAGCCGGCGTCGCCGTCGCGCGGTACTGGGCGGCGGACGAGTACGAGCAGGGTGTCTGGCGAATTGGACCTGATGGCAGTGGGATTCTAGGGAGGTGACACGTGGCAACTGAACCAGTGGTGAAGCCGCCGAAACCGGCGATCCGTGAGAAGGGCTATGTGCACGGCCAGATCTCGGCGGCCGAGGCGGGTTTCTCCCAGTGGGAGATGTTCGAGCGTGTCCCTGACCTGCAGTGGCCCGCGTCGGTGCAGACGTTCTCGCGGATGCTGCGCGAGGACTCGCGGGTGTCGTCCCTTCTGGCGGCGATCACGCTGCCGATCCTGCGGGCGCAGTGGCGGATCGCGCCGAACGGCGCGCGCGACGAGGTCGTCGAGTTCGTGGCCCGCAACATGCGGTTGCCGATCGATGGCGCCGCGGACGAACTGAACTACGGCCGCTCCAAGGGCCGCTTCTCGTGGAAACATCACCTCCCGCAGGCACTCACCGCTCTGCCGTACGGGCACAGTGTGTTCGAGCAGGTGTACCGCGAGGAGAACGGCAAGTTCTGGCTACGCAAGCTCGCCCCGCGCCCGCAGCGCACCATCTCGAACTGGAACGTCGCGCTCGACGGCGGGCTGATGTCGATCGAGCAGGCCGCGCCGGCGTCGACTTCGAAGGTGATCTACGGCCCGAAGCCACTGTCCATCCCGATCAGCAGACTGGTGGTCTACACCCGCGACATGGAACCGGGCATGTGGGTGGGGAACTCGCTGCTGCGGCCGAGTTTCAAGCACTGGCTGATCAAGGATGAGCTGATCCGGTACCAGGCGATAGCGATCCGCCGGACCGGCATGGGCATCCCGGTCGCGACGGCCGCCGACGGCGCGTCCGACGACGACGTGAACAAGCTCGCCGACATGGCGATGGCGTATCGCGGCGGGGACAACGCGGGCGTCGGTCTCCCGTTCGGCGCAGACCTGAAGCTCGTCGCCCCGAACGGCAACCTGATCGATATCGGCGCCGCGATCGCATACCACGACAACATGATCGCGATCGCCGGTCTCGCCCACTTCCTCAACCTCGAAGGCAAGGGCGGCTCGTACGCGCTGGCCAGCGTCCAGGAGCACACGTTCTCCCAGTCGGTGCAGACCGTCGGCGAGCAGACCCGCGACATCGGCAACGCGCACGTGATCGAGGACCTCGTCGACATCAACTTCGGCCTCGACGAGCAGGCTCCGCTGCTGGTGTTCGACGAGATCGGCTCCCACCAGACCGCCACCGCCGCGGCGCTGAAGATGCTCGTCGAAGCCGGCCTGCTGTCACCCGACATCCTCGTCGAGCAGAAAGTGCGCCAGCACTTCGGCATTCCCGCGAAGTCCGACGACACACCACCGGCGCAGCCGACGCCCGGGTTGGCTCCCGTCGCGCCGGCCGCGAGAGCGCGGGCAACTGTTGCACAGCGCGCAACAGTTGGCGCTGACCAGGGGACATTGTTCTGATGGTCGACGTCCCCACGACGCCGGTCCTCGCGACCATTCCTCGTGTCGAGCTCGGCTCGGTCGGCACGTGGGACATCTCGAACATCGCCGGATGGCATCCGACCGCCGAGGACTTCGCGTCCGCGGTCGCCGCGCTCGACTGCCCTGCGGTGCGGCGCCCGGTCCTCAAGTTCGGCCACTCCGACGGCCCCGGAGACCCATCGATCGGGATCGTCGACAACCTCGCCACCACCGACGACGGACAGACGCTCGTCGGCGACTTCGTTGGCGTGCCAGCGTGGCTCGCTTCCGCCGACACCGAAGGACGGTCGGTCATCGCGTCGGCCTACCCCGACCGATCCGGCGAGTGGGAACACAACTACGTGTGCCAGCTCGGCCACACACACCCGTTCGTCCTCCACGCCATGGCGCTGCTCGGTGTGACGAAACCGGGAATCGGAGATCTGCAGTCCCTGTACGACCTGTACGCCAAAGCGCCGCAGGAGAAGGAGATGGCTATGGCCTCAACAGCTCTGGCGTCTGTGACCGTCGATCAGGTGCGCGCGGCGTACTACAACGGTCCAGCCGCCACCAACTACAACCTGTGGATTCGGGAGATGCTCGTCGACCCGCCGCAGCTCATCGTCCAGAACGATGCCGACAGCACGCTGCTGAAAGTGCCGTTCACCGTGGCGGACAACGATGTCACGTTCGGTGAGCCGGTGAAGGTGACGGTCGAGTACGTCGACTCCACGCCGGTGACCGTAACTCCCGAGGAAGGCGAGCCCGAGCAGGTCGCCGCCTCGGCCCCAGCCGTTCGGTTCGCATCGCGCGCCGAATCCCGCCCCGGCCGTCCGGCCGAGGTGTCGAAGCCCGCCGCGGGAGCGGACGGGGCAACCACCGAAGGAGGCTCAGACGTGGAGATCACGAACGAGCAACTGGCGGCCCTCCGCACCGCTCTCGGGCTCGCGGACGACGTCGACCTCGACGGCATCATCACCGCTGTCGAGGAGGTCGCGAAGAAGGCGGCCGACAACACCGAAGACACGACCGCCGGCGACGGCACCCCGGCGGGTACCCCCGCTGCGGCATCGGCCGGTGCCGGCCTGCCCGATGGTGTCGTCGCGATCGACGCCGGACGCCTGGAGACGCTCGAGGCCAACAGTGCCCGGTTCGCCGCGCACCTGGAGAACGAGCGCAAGGCGGGCATCGAGAAGACGCTCGCCTCGGCGATCTCCGAGGGCCGGATCACCCCGGCGAACAAGGAGACGTGGCGCAAGTCGTTCGACGCCAACCCCGAGCACGCTCGCGAGTTGCTGGCATCGATGACGCCCAACTCCGCTGTCCCGGTCCACGAGCTGGGCCACTCGACCGAACCTGCCGACACCACCGACGTCCGCGAGGACCCGGCCTACAAGAACTGGAGCGTCTGACATGCCCGGAATCGTCCAGGTCACCCAGGGTGGCCCGAAGACCTTCACCCCGGCCGACAATCAGGTCATCAAGGGAGGCCAGCTCGTCGAGGCCCGCACCGGTGGCCGCATCGGTGTCGCCGCCGCGGGCAGCCTCAAGGTGCTCGGCGTCGCGCTGACCGACGCTGTCGCACCCGAGGATTTCCCCGGCGCCAACGGCACCGACGCGATCGGCCGCCCGGTCGTCTCCCTCGCGCCCATCCCCACCACGGTGGCCGTCGCCTACGCCGGCACCGAGGTGAAGGTGACCTACGCCGCCGACGCGACGTTCGGCGACAAGCTCGTGGCTGCCGCGAACGGCCAGGTCACACCGGCAGGCGCCACCCCCGACGCCCGCACGATCGTCGGTATCTGCACCGAACCCGCTGGCGTCGACGTGTCCGAAAAGGCAGTCGGCCTGATCCGTCTCGCCTGAGACACGAACCCGAAAGGACCATCCTCATGGCCAACACCCTCGTGAGCGTCAGCGACGGACCGAGCTTGACCGTCTCTGACCTCGTCAAGAACCCGCTGTGGGTGCCGACGAAGCTGAAGGAGCTGATGGAGAATCAGTTCATCAGCGAGGCGCTGCTCCGCAACGGCGGCAAGAACGACGCCGGTGTCGTCGCGTTCCGCGAAGGCGATCCGACGTTCCTCGACGACGACGTGCAGGATGTCGCCGAGTTCGGCGAGATCCCGGTCAGCGCCGGTCGACTCGGCCTGCCGCGCGCCGCGTACGCGACGAAGAAGGCTCTCGGCGTTCGCATCTCGAAGGAGATGATCGACGAGAACAAGATCGACGCGGTGAACAAGCAGATCACCGGTCTGCGCAACACCTTCGTCCGCGCGAACGACCGCGGCGCGAAGGCGCTGTTCTCCTCGCCGGCCGTCCCGACGATGCCTGTGTCCGAGCCGTGGGATGACCCGCTGGGCAAGCCGCGCACCGACCTGGCGAAGGCGATCGAGGAGATCTCGACCGCCACACCGGATGAGGCGACCGAAGACGAGTACTACGGTTTCGAACCCGACACCATCGTGCTCCACCCCGGGCTGCTCGCCACCCTGATGGACAACGAGCAGATCCTGAAGGTGTACCAGGGCAACGTGGCGAACGAGTCGATCGCCTACACCGGTGCGATCCCGGGTCTGCTGATGGGACTCAACGTGATCAAGTCGCGGACGTTCCCGGTCGACAAGGCGCTCATCCTGGAGCGCGGCACGGTCGGCTTCTACTCCGACACCCGGCCGCTGCAGTTCACCACGCTGTACGCCGAGGGCGGTGGCCCCAACGGTGGCCCGCGCGAGACGTGGCGTTCGGACGCCTCGCACAAGCGCGCCATCGGCCTCGACCAGCCGAAGGCCGCTCTCTGGCTCACGGGGCTGGTGGCCTGAGTCATGGCTGAGTTCGTCCTGACCGCATCGCGTTTCGACTTCGTCGTCGAGCGCGATGACAAGGGCCACCCGATCAGGGTGATCAAGTACCGGCGTGGCGATGCCGTGACGGGGCTGCCCGATCACCAGGTGTCGCGGCTGCTGGCTGCCGGTGCGATCGCGCCGGCCGCCGAGGTCGAGGAGGTCGTCGACGCGGCCCAGAACATCGAGCAGGCGACCGCGGAGCTCGCCGACGCTCAGACCGACGTCGAGGAGGCGCGCGGCGACGCGGCCACCACGGTGAGCGAGCTCAACACCCAGCTCGCTGAGCCTGCGCGGCCGAAGATCACCGCCACCAAGAAGGTGTGGGTCGAGTACGCCGTGGCTCGCGGCTGGAAGGCCGAGGACGCGGAGAAGCTCGACAAGCAAGAGCTGATCGAGGCGCTGGCGTGACGAGTGGAGAGGGGACGGCACCGTTCCTGACGATCGATGAGTTCGTGGCGCAGTGGCGTCCTCTCTCCGCCGCCGAACGCGTCTACGCCGAGCAGCTCCTCGCCGCAGCGGCGCGCCGGATCCGCCGCAAGGTGCCCGGCCTCGCTGCCGACGACCCGGACGCGAAACTCGTGTCGTTCCAGGTCGTTCGGTCGGTCCTCGAATCAGACGAGGCTCGCGCGTCGATGCCCGGTCTCGGGACCTTCACCACGACGGTCGGTGAGAAGACCAACGGTGGAAAGCTGATCAACCCGGACGCCCTGCTGGTTTTCACGCCGTACCACTGGGACCAGCTCGGTGTGTCGTCGAAGCCGCAACCGCGGTGGAACTTCCCGCGAAACGACTACTGATGCCGCGTTTCTACACCGAGCAAGTGCAGATCGTCCGGCCAGTCAAGGTGACGGACAAGTACAACCCCGACGGCGAGATGCTGTCGTGGGAAGGGGCGCAACGCCACCCGGTGCCGTTCGGTGTCGAGGTGCAGCCACGCACCCAGTACGAGACCGACGAGAACGGCACCCGCGTCGCGACCCGCACCGTGTGGTGGCTCTGCACCCCGCGAGGCAAAGACCTCGACGTCGAGCCGACCGACCGGATCGCCCACGCGGGCCGCGACCTCGACGTCGTCGGCGAGATCAAGCGCTGGCCAGCACCCGAATTCGAGTCCGGCGTCGACCACGTCGAACTCACCCTCGAATACAAGAACGGATAGGACCTGCCATGCCTGAGATCGCCAAAACACCCGATATGAAGATTCGCTATGTGGTCGCCGCGCCGGTATCGACGCTGGTTGAGCACGCTGCAAGGGGGCGTCGAGTAATCGTCGCGGGACCCGTGGCTCGGCATCGTTGGATCTTCGACCGGATGCTATCGGAGGTTGGCCCGTGTTCCTGGTCTCGGGCGAACGGGTCGATTGAGATCGAAAGCGGCGGTGCGATCTTCTTCGTCTCGTCATCCCCAGACGCGGTTCGCGGAGTGTTCGCAGACACCTTGTGCGTGCTGGCGCCCGTGACCGAACAGCGTATCGAGGTACTGATGCCCTGCATCAGGACGTCTGAGCGACCGATCGTCTACCGGGAACTATGAGATGGAATCGGCAACGCCCTGCGAGGTGGTATTCGACTACGCGCGCGACGTCGTCGCGTTCGACGGGACGGACCTGCCGTTCTCGCTGTCAGGCATCCAGGCGCGTGCGGTCGCCGAGGACGGGCACACTGTCGTGACGCTCACCCTCGACGTCGACCAGATCCGCACTGTCGCCGCGCTGCCGGAAAAGCCGGAAGCGCCCGAGCACGCACCGGCGCCGGGCCCGGAGCAGCAGTTCGAGAACCAACTCGACGCCATCCGCCGCCAGAACGGGCCGCGTCGTGGCTGACAACCTCGTGCGGATCGACGCCGACCGCATGTTCCGCGACCTCAACCGGACGCCGCGCGTCCGCCGCGCCGTACGCGCCCGCGCCCGCGAGATCGCCGCCCGCGCCCGCCGCATCGACCAGGCCGAGAACGACGGCCGCGCCGACATCACCCTGACGGAACGCACCATCGGCAACGGCCGGTTCGTCGTCCACGTCGAATCGACAGACGCCGACGGCGAACACGGCAACTCCACCACCGTCCGCCGCCGCACCCTCCGAAGGGCCATCGGCTCCCGATGACCGACAACGGATTCCCCGACGCCCTCGAGAAGGTGATCGGGGCGCTCAACACTGCCCTCCCGCTGGCCTACGTCGGCGACGAACTCCCACCCCAGACGGCACTCGAGAACCGCCTCCCGATCGTCCTCGTCCAGGACGTCCCCGGCGGATCCCGGGCGGTGCCGTGGCAGGCCGGCGGCGGCCCGCTCATCGACGTGTTCGCCGCCGACTTCTACATCCTCGGCCGCAACCGAGAACAGTCCCGCGAGTACGCCGCCCGCACCCGCGGGATCCTGTTCTCCCTCGTGTATCGCGACGACATCGAGATCAAGAAGGTGATCGAGGTGTCGGCGTTCTCCCGGGCGACTGACTTCAACCCGCGCGTGAAGCGCGAACACGGCGAGTACCACTTCCACATCGGCCGCGACACAGCCTGATTCGCCCCGCGGCACCCCAGATCCGGACCTGCCAGGACCGTTCACCGCAGACCCCTCCGATAGGGGCTGCTTCCACATGCCTACACGCAGAATGAGGAGGACGTGATGGCAGTCCCAACCATCGATGGGTTCAAGGCCGAGGCCGCGCGCGTCGGCGTCACCGGCCGCATCGACATCGCATCGCTCACCGCAGGTGTGCTCCCGCACGACATGAGCAACCTGACGACCACCGGGCCCGGCGGCTACACCAACCTCGGATACATCTCCGACGACGGTGTCACCGAGGGCCGCGACGAGGACAACCAGGAATTCGTTCCCTGGCAGGAGAACTCGGCGATCCGCTACGAGATCACCAAGTCCGTCGTGACGCTCGAGTTCACGCTGTGGCAGTCGACCCTGGCGACCGCCGGGTTCTACTACGGCGTCGACGCGGACGACATGTTCCTCAACGACGACGGGTCGGTGTTCTTCGACGAGTCGGGCAAGCCCGACGTCAAGCAGCACAAGCTGGTGCTGACCGTCGTCGACGGGTCGCGCGCCCGCCGCACCTGCCTCGCGGCCGCCCAGGTGACCGAGCGCGGCGAGATCACCTACAAGTCCGACGAGATGATCGGCTACAACGTCACCGTCACCGGCTTCCCGGGCGAGGACGGCCCCGACGGCAACGCGCTGTCGCGCCGCCGGATCTTCATGGAGGGCTGGGACACCACCGGCCTCCAGGAGTACGTGCCGCCGACGCCGTAGCCCCCAAGACGGGTGCGGGGCGGGGAGTTTCCCTGGCAGGTCCGCCCCACCCCGCACCCTTGCACCACCTCTGGACCTGCCGATCTCTGAAAGGGGCCTGCCATGGCTGACATCGATCTCGACCTCTACATCGCGCAGCGTGAGGAAGCTCGCGCCAACGGCGACACGGAGGTGTACACGTTCGACTTCGAGGGCAAGTCGTTCGAGAAGACCGAGGGTGACACGTTCACCTTCAAGTTCCAGGGCCGCGACTGGGTGGTCCGGGACATGCAGTTCCTCACCGACGCCGAGAAGGATCAGCTCGAGCCGCTGACCGCCGACGTCGACGTCGCCGCCTGGTACATGGGTGAGACGCAGTACGAGGAGTTTCTCGCGGCCGGCGGTGAGTCGTGGATGTTCAACCAGGCATTCACCGACTACGGCAAGAAGATTCGCGACGAGCTGCAGGGAAACCCTACTCGGCGGAATCGCTCCTCGCGCCGCGCGGCGTCGAAGAAGTCGAAGCAGCGCTAGACGCGACGTACCCGGGTCTGTGTGACCCGGCCAACGCGCGGGGTGTTCTCGCCCGGTATCACCGCGGCGAGATCACCCTCCGCAAACTGCGGGTGCTGATCGACGGTCTACCCCAGGGCCGGACGGCGATCGATCAGGCGAAAACCGGTGGGCAGCAGTGGGGCTGGATCGAGCAACTGCTGTGGATGCAAGTGCGTCTCATGCAGATTCAGACCGCCAGCATCTCGAACCGGCTCGGCAAACCCAAGGTGAAGGTGCCCAAAGAGCACCCGAAGTACCCGTGGACCGACGTCGACGAGGACGAACCCACGAAGTACGGCAACCGTGGTGACCACTCGTCCGAGGACGTCATGGCGTTCCTCGACTCTCTCTGAACGACCCCCGACGGCAACCGCTTTCGGGGGTCGTTCTGTCTCTCTTTCCCAGATCGGAGGTGGAATCCGTTGGCCGAAGATGTCGTGTACGTGCCCGTAGCGCCGTCGGCGAAGGGGTTCATGGCCACTGTGGTGAAGGAGGCGTCGGGCGCTGCCCGGGCGGGCTCCGCCGCGATGGAGAAGGAGTTCGCGCGCGGCGGCCGCGAATCCGGACGGTCCGCGGCGCGCGGCGTCGACGACGGCCTGTCCCGCGGCAACATCGGCGTCAACTCGGTCAAGGCGCGGATGGCGAAGCTCGCCGCCCAGATGCGCGGCATCGGCCGCACCGCCGGCCACCAAGGCGCACTCGGCATCAACGACGGCCTCAACCACATCGACTACACACGGGCAGGCGACGAGCACGGCCGCAACTACGGCCGCGGGTTCGTCCGCGGCGTCCGCAACGGCCTCGTCGGGATCGCCGCCACTGTCGGCCTCGTCAACGCCGGGTTCCGGGGAACCGTCCGGCACATCAGCACGATCGCCACCGCCACCATGTGGGCGTCGAGGATCATGCGCGGGTTCGCCGTGCAGGTGATGGCGGGCGCCGTCGCGATGCGGCTCCTCGCCGGTCAGGGGTTGGCGAAACTCGCCGGTTGGCTCCGAGCGGTCGCGGCACTCGCCGGTCGTCTCGCCCGCGACGTCGCGCGCGCCACCGCGGCGGTGTTGGTCCTGTCGGCGGCAGTCCGCACCCTCGGCCGCGTCATGCGCGTCACCCGCGTGATCGGCATGCTCACCGTCGGACTCGCCGCTCTCATCGGCATCGCGAGCACCGCAGCGCCCGCACTCGCCGCGCTGAGCGCCGCGATCGTCACCCTCGGGTCGGCGGCCGGCGGCATCGCGATCGCCGGACTGTCGGCGCTCGGCGCGTCGATCGCCGGACTGAAGGTCGGCCTGATGGGCGTCGGCGACGCGTTCAAGGAGATGGGCACCTCCGGCGCCGGTAGCGCGACGAAGGTCGTCGACAACACCAAGGACATCGCGCGCGCCGAACGGGGTCTGACGAAGGCGGTCGAGGCCGAGAAGGACGCGCAGGAAGACGTTTCGAAGGCCCGCGACGATGCCCGCAAGAAGCTCCGCGACCTCGATCTGCAGCTCCGCGGCGCCGCACTGTCCGAGCGCGACGCCCAGCTGTCGCTGCGGGAGGCGCGCGCCGACCTCGCGAAGGGCGGATTCGAGACCGGCGACGAACGGGCCCGCGCAGTCCTCGCCGTCGAGGAAGCCGAACTGCGGCTCGCCGAGGTGCAGCGCGACAACAACGACCTCGCGAAGGACGCGGCCTCCACCCGACGTAAGGGTGTCGAGGGCTCCGACGAGGTCGTCGCCGCCCAGGAGCGGCTGCGCGATGCCACCGAAGCCACCAGGGACGCCCAGGAGGCGCTCGCAGACGCGCGCCAACCGAAGGACACCGGTGCGAGCGCGGCCGCCGACAAGCAGGCCGAGGCGATGGCGAAGCTGTCCACGAACGCCCGCTCGTTCGTCGAGTCCGCGATGGGTGTGAAGCCCGCGTGGGACGCGATGCAGCGCGGCGTGCAGGACACCCTGTTCGCCGGTCTCGCCGAGCGACTCCCGCAGCTCGCCGACACGTGGCTCCCACGACTCGGCGGCGCCCTGCGCACCGTGACGGGCGGGTTCAACACCGGCGCCCGGTCGGTCGTCGACTGGATGAACTCCGCACAGGGCATCCCGATCGTGTCGTCGTGGCTGCGCACCTCCTCCGGGATGGCGGCGCAGGCCGGCACCGCGCTCGGCGCGCTCGCACCCGGACTCGCTTCGATCGCCGCCGGCGCGGGTGAGGCGTTCGCCCCCATGGTGGCGGGCGCAACGGAGGGCGCGAAGTCCCTGTCGGACATGCTCGTCCAGGCCCAGCAGTCGGGCCGCATCAAGCAGTACTTCACCGACGCGTTCAACCAGGTCAAAACCGTAATCCAGAACGTCACCGCGGTCGTCGGGCCGCTGTGGACCGCGTTCATGCGGCTCGGCCAGATCTCGGCGTCGGGCCTCGCGCCCGGGATGCGGTCGATCGGTGCCGCGATCACCCAGGCGACCCCCGGGCTCGTGCAGATGGCCGAACGGCTGATGCCGGCACTCGGACAGGCGCTCACCAACCTCGCCCCGATCATCCCGGGAATCGTGCAGGCGTTCTCGCCGTGGGCCACGATCCTCGCCGTCATGGCGCCCCACATCGCCACGGTGATGTCACACCTCGGGCCGATGGCGCCCGTGCTTCTGACCCTCGCGGTCGCTGTCAAGACGATCACGATGGCGATGACGCTCTACAACGCCGTCATGGCTGTCGCGTCGGTCGCGCAGGGCGTGTACGCCGCGGCCACCGGCGCGGGCACAACAGCGATCCGCCGCAACACCATCGCCCTCGCGGCGTACAAGACGGCACAACTCGTCGGTTCGATCGCCACCGGCATCGCTACCGCCGCAACAACAGCCTTCGGTATCGCGCTCGCGATCGCCACGTCGCCGATCACGTGGATCATCGTCGCGATAGGCGCGCTGGTCGCCGGGCTCGTGCTGTTCTTCACCAAGACCGAGATCGGCCGCAAGATCTGGACCACCGCGTGGAACAGCATCAAGATGGCTGTCGGCGTCGTCTGGTCGTGGCTGCAGCAGACCGTGTGGCCCGCGCTGATGACCGCGCTCCGCGCCGTCGGTGCCGTCGTGATGTGGCTGTGGCGCAACGTCATCACACCCGCGTTCAACGCCATCAAATGGGTGATCGGCGTCGCCTGGAACGCCGTCAAGCTCTACTTCGGACTCTGGGTCGGCCTGTTCCGCAACGTCATCGGACCCGTCGTGATGTGGCTGTGGAACACCATCATCTCGCCGGCGATGCGCGCCATCGGCGCCGTCATCGGCTGGGTGTGGAACTCCCTGATCAAGCCAGTGTGGGACTCATTCCGACGCAGCCTCGACATCCTCGGTGAAGCCTTCAAATTCCTGTGGAACAACGTCATCAAGCCCACCTGGGATGCCCTCGGCGCCGGGATCAGTTGGGTCGTCGACAACATCATCACCCCCGCGTGGGACGCCCTCAAGTCCGGACTGAGCGCGGTCGGCGGATTCTTCGACACCATCGTCACCGGGATCGGCAACGCCTGGGACAAGATCAAGAGCTTCGTCGCGAAGCCGATCAACTTCGTCCTCGGCACCGTCTGGAACAAGGGCCTACTGCCCGCGTGGAACACGATCGCCGGGTTCCTTCCCGGGCTCAACCCGATGAAGCCTGTCGCCGAGGTCGCGTTCAAGGATGGCGGCCCGGTCCCGATGGGCTCGGGTGCCAAGCGGGGCAAGGACTCCGTCCACGCGCTGATGATGCCCGACGAACACGTGTGGGATGTCCGTGACGTCCGACGTGCTGGCGGTCACGGCGCGATGTACCGGATGCGCAACATGGTCGACTCCGGGCGCCCGTTCACCTGGACCCCCGGCGGTCTGAGCCCGGTGTCCGAGGGCGGCCCGCTGCCTCGTTTCGAGAAGGGCGGCGCGGTCGCGGCGGGGCAGAAGCTCTCACCGATGCCCGGTGAGGGCGGGTTGCAGGCGATCGGTCAGCTGATGCGCCGCATCATCTTCAAGCTGTGGCCGAAGATCAAGGACATCGGCGGCTACCGCCAGGACAACTTCGACGAGCACCCGTCGGGTCGCGCGCTCGACGTGATGGTCGGCTCGGACAAGAAGCTCGGCGACCAGGTGAATGCGTTCGCGCACGCCAACAACCCGAAGTTCCCGCTGCAGCACTCCATCTGGCAGCAGGCGATGTGGTACCCGCCGAAGATGCGGCGCGAGCCGATGGGCGACCGCGGATCGCCAACGCAGAACCACATGGACCACCCGCACCTGTGGTGGAAGCCGCAGAACGTCAACCCGAACGTCGTGCCCGAAGGCCTCGTCACCGACGGATTCGGCGGCCCGTCGACCGCGGAGATGCTCAATATCGTCAAGAAGAAGATCTCCGAGATCATCGACAAGGCTTTGAATCCCATCAAGCAGGGCCTGACGTCGATCGTCGGTTCGCCGCCCCCGGAATGGCTGGGAATCCCGCCGAAGATCTTCGACATCACCAAGACGAAGGCGATCGAGACGGCGTTCAATCTGGCGGCGAAGCTCGGCGACAAACTCAAGGGCGCGTACGACGCGGCGAAGAAGGTCACCTCGATCGTCACGAACGTGGTGAAGTCGCCGTTCAAGGCGCTCGGCGGACTGCTGCGCGACCAGGGCGGTTACCTGCCGAAGGGTCTGTCGTTGGTGCGCAACGAGACCGGCAAGCCCGAGGCGGTCCTCAACTGGGACCAGCTCACCACCGTCAAGGACATGATGGAGGCGTTCCGAGCTGTGTTCTCGGGGCAGTCGCCGGAGGCGGCGAGCGCGGCGCAGCAGCAGATCTCCGATCAGATGACTGCCCGCCACGAGCAGGAGATCAAGGGCCTCACCGGTCAGCAACTCGACGCGGTGCAGAAGCGGCACGACATGGAGCGCAAGGCGCTCGAGGACAGCACCGCTCGGATCGAGGGTTACCGGGCTGGCGCCACCACGATCCGCGACACCCCGATGGTGGCGGCCGAGTCGATGGCCAAGGACACCGCCGACTTCTTCGGGTTCGGGAAGATCTTCGACACCATCTCCGGTCTCATCCCTCGACCAGGGGACGCCGCATCAACCGGTACGGCCGGCGGGGCGGGCACCAGCTCGCTGAGCACCACGACGACGCCCAGCGCGACAGACCCGGTGTACGGCGACGGCACGACGATCGAGCAGGGGCAGACGCCGTCAACGACGAAGATGCCCGACCTCGCGCCAGGTGGCTGGGAGCGGTACCCGTTCGCCATCACCGAGCAGGCGAAGAAGATGGGTCTGTCCAAGCGTGCCGCGATCATCGGGAACGCGACGGCGCTCGTCGAGGTGGGCGACCCGATGAAGATGTACGCCAACACCGCCGTCCCGGAATCGCTGAAGTTCCCGCACGACGCCGTCGGCTCCGACCACGACTCGATCGGCCTGTTCCAGCAGCGGCAGGCAGGGTGGGGGACCGTCGCCGACCGGATGGATCCGCACCGCTCGGCGAAGATGTTCTACGACGCGCTGATGAAGGTCCCCGGCTGGGAAACCATGGACATGGGTGCCGCGGCACAGGCGGTGCAGCGCAGCGCATTCCCCGGGAAGTACGCCGGCCGGATGGCGCGTGCGACGGAGCTCGTCGACAAGTTCGGCATCTACGACCAGGGCGGCTGGCTCAAACCGGGTGGCCTCGCGCTCAACCTGTCGAAGCGTCCCGAACCGATCCTCAACGGCGCGCAGTGGGCGTCGATCGATTCGATGCTCGAGGCGTTGCCGTCGGCGGCCGAGTTCAAGTCCGTCGCCGACCTCGGTGCCGCGGCGATGCGGTCGAGCGGCCGGATGCCGAACGAAGGCGACGACGCCCAGTCTTCGACCGGGCACCGCGACGCCCCGCTCGTCTGGGTCGAGAACCAGTACACGCATGACCCGGATGAGGCAGCACTCAAGACCGGCCGCGAGGTTCGCCGCGCGACCCGGTCCGAACAACTCGTGGGCGGGTGGGGATGAACAACCGTGCAGTCCTGACCGATCACACGATCGTCGAGTGGATCTCGCCGAAGGGCGAACGCGTCCGCCTATCGGGTGCGAAGAAAACCGCACCACCCGAACTGGGTGCGTGGCTGTCCACGGGCGGGATCGACGGCATCGGGCACCTCGACGTGAAGGCGCTGTTCGATGCCGCCGCCCGCCAGTGGGGCGAGGACTACGTCGGCGAGACCCTCGATCACGCGGAACTCGATGTGCCGCTGTTCATCCTCGGCGCCAACCCGGACGACTTCCGACGCCGCGTCGAGCACCTGCGGACACTCATCCGCCGGCACGAGGTCGGGTGGCTCGCGGTGTACACCAACTCCACCGGGTGGAGGTGGGTCGCCGCGCGCCTCGGCTACCTGAAGCCGACGTTCCCCTTCGACCCGAGTAGGACGTCGGCCGCCAACTTCGAGCTGATGCTGATCGTCGAGCACCCGATCCCGCGGGCCGCCGATCACGCCGACTCGTGGAAGAACACGACCAACACGGGCAAGGGGTCGGTGTCGATCTACCCGGGCCCGCTGTGGCAGGCGTGGCCGCAGTTCGCGTTCCAGGGGCCGGGACGGTTGCGGCTGCGGTACGCCGGCAACGACGTCGACCACCCGTTCACCGTGCTGGCTGGCGAGACGATCCTGATCAACACCGACGAGGCGCGCCCGACGATCCGATCGGCGAAGACCGGACGCAACCTGTGGCCGCTGATGAAGGGCCGCAAGTACACCCACCCGGTTCCCGAGGGTGAGGTGACGCGCGTCGACATCACCGTCACCGGCGGCAACACCAACACCGAGCTGTGGGTCATCTGCCGCCAGCAGTACGAGGGTCTGCTGTGAGCGTCCGCGGAGCGTTCGCGACGCTCACCCACGACGAACAGACCGAACGCGACACCTACAAGAACCCGAAGGCGGTCGTCGAGCTCCGCACCAAGGAGATGGCGATCTGGTCGATCTCCGGTGACTACCAGGATCTGAAGTTCACCGACAAGAAGTCGGCGGCCGGCGGGTTGACGATGTTGCTGCCGTGCGATGACCACTACGGCGACTACCTCGACGGGCAGCCGAAGGCGACGGTCCGGCCGATCGTTGTCCGGCTCCCGGGCTACACGACGTTGTGGTTCATCACGAAGTTCACCCGCACCCGCAAGGGGTTGAAGCGCTACTACGAGGTCGAGGCGATCGGCGCGCTCGAGCACCTGGCGTGGATCCGGCTGTGGCCGTGCCCGTGGTCGGTGGCCGAGTTCCAGCCGATCAAGTATTGGTTCGGGCTGGGCCCGTCGGCCAGCATGTGCGCGCTCGCGTTGACCGCGAACCTCGTTCGGCTGCAGGGCGAGCTGTTCTCGATCCCGACGGGCAACCTGTTCTCGCCGAGCGCCTGGAACGTCGTCAAGAAGGCGTTGCACCCGATCATCGTCAACCCGCGCAACAAGTTCATCGGCGACACCTCGAAGTGGGACTCGGCGTCGTGGCGGATGGACGAGGCGCTCACCGCCTTCACCGAGGTGTGCCAGGCCAACGACCTGCAGATCGTCTACCAGTTCTTTGACCCCGACGTCGACCCGCAGCCGTTCCCCGAGTTCATCCACCTCGACCGGCCGAAGCTGATCATCGACTTCGTCGAGAAGGGGCAGCCCGTCGGCTGGACCGGCACCGCGATCGACGGGTTCTTCCGCACCGGCATCCAGATGGGGACCGACCTCCTCGGGTGGGTGCTGTACCCGATCCTGGGCGACGACCGCTACCAGGAGTACCTCGACAAGGTCGAGGGGACGATCGCGAACAAACCGATCGCGGTCTACACCACCGGGAAGTACACCCCCGCTGACGAATACGAGCAGACCACCCACACGGCGATGGCGTCGCGGGTGACGGCGGGCGGCAAGTCGCCCGAGTGGGTCAACACGCTGCTGGTCACGGGCGCCAACATGCTGCTGTCGGGGATCGGCGCGGCGGTCGGTGCCGCGCTGGTCGCCGCGACCGGCGGTGCCGCGGCACCGATCCTGCCGTTCCTGACGAACCTCGAACTCGGCGCGTTCGAAGGTGTCGTCAAGGACACCGTGATGGCGTTCCACACCTCCGAGGACATCCAGCGCGCCAACGAGGCCGGGCCGTGGCGGTTCCGGGAGACGTTCGCCGAGAGCTCGTCGACCGGGCTGTCGATGGAAACGCTGTCGGGGATGAAGTCGGCGCACTGGGCGACGAGACCGTACATCTCGCACGCCATCTCGGTGCAGAACGGTTCCCCGTACTACATCGGCAAGGACCTGCAGCTCGGCGACCTCGTCGGTGTCCAGATGGCCGACGGGAAGGTCGAGGTCGAGTACCTCGAGGAGATCACCTACGAGGACTCACGCAGCGTGCGCGGCAAGTTGACGCTGCAGATCGGCCGGCCCGACGCCGAACGCGAACCCGGGTCCATCGCCCTGGGCAAGATCCGCCGATTCGGCACCTGGCTCACCCGAGCAGCACTGAGCGAATGAAAGGAGCAACACTGCAATGAGTTTCAGAACAGCGTACGGCTACAAGTACTCCGAGAACGGTTGGCGGATGTGCAACCGCGACGAGTGCGTCACGATCACCGTCGCCGGCATGGGCCTCCACGTCAGATCCGGTTACGCAGCAGAGGTGCTCGGCGCGTGGGTCCGCTGGTACCACGAGAACGTCGAGCCCATCGACCTGTACAAGCCCCTCGACGACTGGGGATGGTCGAACACCAACGACGTCGCCACGTCGAACCACCTCTCCGGCACCGGGGTCGACCTCAACGCCACCCAGTACCCGTGGGGGCGGCGCGTCATGCCGGCCGACCGCATCGCGAAGGTCCGGCGCGGTCTCGCACTGTTCGAGGGCAACATCTTCTGGGGCGCAGACTGGTCGCGCGCCGACGAGATGCACTACCAGCTCGGCGCCGGCACCGCCGCCGGGGATGGGGCCTCGGCCAAGCTCATCGACTTCGTGCAGCGCCGGATCAAGAACGGACGGTTGGTCGACTCGGTCGCCCCTGCCGCTCTCGACGTCGGGCGCGTCAACGCGTTCACCCAGGGATTCATGGGACCGATCGGTTCCGACATCAAAGACTCTCGAGAGCAGCTGTGCGGTTCGGGGTCCCGGGACCTCGGTGAGTTCGACGGCTGGCCGCAGCTCGGCCTGGACACGTTCACCGACGGCCTCGCCGCAATCCTCGAGCAGGTGACGCGCTGATGGGCACCTACTGGGCCGACGTCTCCCAGTTCCAGCGTCTCGCGAACGACGAGTATCCGCATCGGGTGTTCTCGTTCCGCACCAACAGCGGCGACCAGCGCGACAAGAACGCCGCCGCGAACCTCGACTGGGCGCTCGCCGCGCTCGACCGCGGCGACCTCGACATCGTCATCCCGTACTACTTCTTTCGCCCAGGCGCCGCGAACTGCGACCTCTGGCGAGAAGTGGTCACCCGCGGCGGGAAGATCGACCCGCGCATCGTGTGCATGGTCGACGTCGAGTCCGGCGCCGGCTCGTCGCAGGGCGCCATCCCCAACCGGGACCACTCGGCCGAGATCAACGACGAGATCCGGCGAGTCCGTCAGTGGCTCGGCGGATCTCGGGTGATCGGCTACTACAACCCGAAAGCTGACCCCGCCCTGTGGCGGTCGCGCGGGGATCTCCCGCTCGTCGTGCCGCACTACGGCGTCCGCCCGGGCGAGTCCTATGCGTACCCGAATCGGTTCGCGCACCAGTACTCCGACCGCGTGCCGTGCGCACCGTTCGGGCCGTGCGACGCCAACTACACCGACCTGTCCATCCCACAACTCAAGACCCTCTTCGGAATTGGAGGCACCACCATGGCCACAGACGTCGACAAGATCAACGAGTTCACCCGCGCGTTCAACGCGGCGATCGGCTCCGACGCGAAGGACATTCGCGAGCAGCTCGTCGGCGCCCGCGACCTCGTCTACAAGACCGTCGACGGCAAGAAGGTCGTCGACATCGAGAAGTCCTTCCCCGGCTGGGCGCAGCTCGGGAACCGCACCGTCGTCGACGCACTCGCCGCCATCGGCACCGCGCTCGGCATCCCCGGCTTCTACGACCCGCTCGGGATCGTGAAGAACCCCACCGACAGCAAGGAGAACTGAGCATGTCCGTACCCACTCACGCACCGCTGACCGCGTTCATCGAGGACGTCGCCGAACGCGCCGTGAAGACGTTCGTCCAGAACCTCGCACTGTTCCTCGTCGCAGGCGTGTCCGTCCTGTCCGTCGCCTGGGGCACCGCGCTGCAATCCGCGGCCCTCGCCACCCTGGCGACGGTGCTGCTGGCGCTCGTCGACGAGCGGATCGTCGCGGCGAACCCCTACGTCGAGGCGCTGATCCGGGCGGGCCGCACGTTCATCGCGACCGTCGTCGGGTCGATCCCGGTCGTCGTCTCAGCTGATCAGGCAGTCACGTTCGCCGATGTGAACTGGACGCAGGCCGGCGGGCTCGCCGGCACCGCGGCACTGATCTCCCTCGCAACCTCGATCGCTTCGCTTCCCATCGGTCCGAAGGGCACTCCCAGCCTCGTCGTCAACGGCGGGGTGCGAGACGAGCCGGTCGCGTAGAACCCATGCCCTGCTCATCGCTGATGGTCCGCCCACTGGTGGGCGGGGTCGAAAGGTGTGCCCGTGACCGACAATCCCCCGGAGACTCCACCGCAACGAAATGGGCTGCCACCGTCGTGGCTGGTCAACCTCGTCGCGGTGGTCATCCTCGTCGCTTGGATTGCCAGCCTCGTTGTCCGAATGATCGACCCGGCTCGCGCCCTCCCACCCGTGGTCGACGCACTGATGCTGATGGTCGCGGGATTCCTGTTCGCGGGCAACCTCAAAGACCGCTTCACTGGCGGCAGCAACGGGGGAAATAGCAATGGACCCAACTGATCTGATCCTCGAACTGGTCCGAGCCATCGGCTACGGAACCATCGGCGTCGTGATCGGTCTCGCCTTCACCTGGCGCCGTGCCACCGTGCACGGCGTCGAGGTGCGGGTGCCGACCGCGCGTCCAGACAAGCCGGTGTGGAAGCGCATCATCGGCGCGCTGCTCGTGCTGGTTGCGGTGCTCAGCATGACGCAGAGCACCATTTTCACGGCCCGTCAGTCGGCGTGTAACGACGAGTTCCGACGGGTGATCAAGGAGCGCAGCGAGGCGTCTCTCGAGCAGTCGGAGCTGTGGAGCAAGCTCGAACGTGAGCTGGCGTCGATCGGTCCGGCAGTGACGTTGGAGAAGCAGAGCGAGATCGTCGCCGCACGGAAGCGCTACGTCGAGGATTTCGATCGGCTCTCCGAGCAGCGTCGCGCGAACCCGTACCCGGATCCGCGATGCTGACCCCGAGGTTCGTCGTCACGGTCCGCGGTATCGGTGAACCGATGGGCCGGAACATGCTCACCCAGTTCGTCGATCGGCTCGGCCCCGGGTGGACGCACGTCGAGGTCGACTATCCGGCGGCGTACGGATTCGTCAACGGGCAGCGCAACCCGCACGCCCCGGACTACGAGACGACGAAACGTTTTGGCCGCACGAATGTGCGGATCGAGTTGGCGATCATCGCAGCGGATCACCCGAACGCGGTCGTCGTGCTCGCGGGGTATTCGGCCGGCGCCGACATCGTCGACGATCTCGCCGTCGCGGGCATCATGGCCGAGTTCCCTCAGGTGAAGCGGTGCGTGGTGGTGGCGAACCCGTCGAACCCCGGCTCGAATGGGCTGGCCGACTACGGGATCGCCGCGCCGGAACGCGGCCGCCAGCACGTCGACTCGCGCGTCATCCCGGTCAACCACCCGGGCGATGTCATCTGCTGCTGCCCGCCGCGGTCGCCGCTGCGCGTCATCGCGATCCTCACCCCGCGGATGCAGCTCGCCGACCGGTCCGTGTGGGTGCGGGACGTGCTGGCCAAGCTCGGGAACCCGACGGTCCGCGCGGAGATCGACGACAAGCTGGGTGCGTGGTGGGACCCGCGGAACTGGGGTCGCTACGACCGGGCCGCGAAAGACGCCCGCGGTTACCTCGGCCTCGGCGTCCGCTCCACCCACATGATCTACAACCGTCGGCCGATCGGCGGGCTGTCGATGCTGGACCACGCTGCCGACCGCGTGACGCGAGAACTCGCCGAGGTGGCGACGTGAGCAACGACGACGCCCAGACGCCGAAGCCGTACGGGCTCGACGACCCGACGGTGTTGCGGCTGGGGAAGTTCCTGCGGAATACACCGCTGTCGAACAACGCGTTCGCGCCGATCCCCGAACCGCTCTCGGAGCTCGTCGCGCAGGCCGTCTGCAACTACACCCAGGACCTCGTGTGGTCGGGCGAGGTCCGCGACTTCGTGCCGCTCGGCCACTGGGAGGCGACCCCCGACCTCGGCGACGTAGGGGTCGAAACCGTCGCGGGTGAGGTGACCCGCATGACCCATCGCGTCACCGGCATCTCGGTCCTCGGCGAGAACCCCGACCAGGCGTGGAAGCTGCTGCGAGAGAAAGTGGGACAGCACAATGGCTGACGATCCGATCGAGCGCATCGGTGTGGAGCTGGAGATCTTCGCGATCCCGCAGCCCGCCGGCGCCCCGCCGATGACGGAGACGTACATGCACGTACGCCGACGGCAGAACGGTGCCGCCGAACGGGCCGTGTTGGGTCTGCCGGCGTACGAGGGGGCGCAGGGCCCGCCCGGGCCGCCCGGTGCGATCCACCGCGGCGAGCTGTCGACGTCCGAGTTGGACGCGATGGCCCTCGTGCTCGGTGAGGACAACACCAACTGGGCGTGGCGCAACACCGACACGAACGACCAGTACGTGTGGTCCGGGGCGACGTTCGTCGTCTATCACGGCGTGTACGGCACCCCGGGGCCGGTGGGGCCGCCGCCCGCACTGACGCCGGGGACGCTGACGATCGATGGCGACCCGGTGGCGTCGCCCGACTTCGGTGTGCGGGTGTCGGGGTCGGCCGGGTCGTACGCGGTCGGTGTGGATCTGCCGCCGATGCCCGCAGGCCCCCCAGGTCCGACCGGGCCGTCGGGGTCGGTCATCAACTCCGTCGACGTCGCCAACGACTCCGACCCCACCGACGGCGACGTCCTCACCTACCGCGAGGACGACGGCAAACTGGTGTGGCAACCCGGCCAGTTCGTCACCGAGGAGTACGTCGTCGGCCCGGGCGGATTCCCCACCGTCACCAAGGGATCATCCGACACCCGACACACCATGTTCTCGGTCAACATCCCGGCGAAGCCGTGGCCGTACCGGTTCGACTTCGTCGGCGGTGTGGACGTGTCGTCGTCCAACGGCACCCAGATCGACATGGAGATCCGCACCGACAACGCCACCTCGGGGCCGCTCGTCGGCTACGGCAAGGGCCAGGACGGTGAGGGCTACCGCGAGGTCGCGTTCCGCGCCCACTCCGACGTCGACCTCACCCCCGAATCGACCGAGGGGATCATCCCCGCCGACACCGCCGTCACGCTGTACGCGTCGGCGGTCAAGACGGCGGGCATCCTCACGTCGTGGAAGATCCGCAACACCAAGGCGCAGCTGCGGATCCGGCTGATGCGGGTCACGGTCTGATGTCACCTCCACCGGAGGGGCGGGACCGCCACTACTGGCCCGACAGCGAACCAGACGCGGACCGGCTGGGCGCCACCCAGGTGATCCCGGCGCGCGGCGCCCCGAAGATCACGATGCCGCCCCCGCAGTCCGCGGACCGTATGTCGCTGCAGGAGCGGGCGAACGCGATCTTCGGCGAGCTGGGCACCAAGGTGGAAGTCACCGAGGTTGCATCCGGTGTCGACAACGTCGCGACCAATATCCGCAACGCGGTGGGTGGTGGCATCGCCGTTGGTGTCGGGGTGGTTCGAGAGGTCTTCGACAACGTCGCCGGACTACTCGGGATCGCCGACAACGCGGAGAAGATCGCGATGGCGGCCCAGCAACAACTGCAGGACATCACCAACGAGACGAACACCCCGGGCTGGTCGGGATATTCGTGGTCGACGATCTTTTCCGGCGCCGACGGCACGCCACTACCGTCGACCGACTGGGCCACGACCCGGATCGCGATCGTCGGGGACGACGGGCACGCCGGAATCATCAACAACTCGACCGACGGCGACCACTTCTGCACGGTCCGCGACATCCATAAGTTCGCGTCCGACTCGCAATCGGCGTCGATCGTCGTTGGGAAGAAGTGGTCGTTCTCCGAGGACCGGTGGACCTCGATCCGCCTGCGATGCGATGACGACGACAACCCCACCCAGGGCGCGGTGTGCTGGGTCCGTCCCGGGAACGTCCGGATCGGCCGGTTCTCCGGCGGCTCCAATTTCTACTGGACGACGATCAATCAGTCGATCAAGCCAGGTGACATCGTCCGATTCCGTTGCCACGGCGACAACTACTACGTGCTGGTCAACGGCAAAGTCGTCGTCTCGTGGACCGACACCAGCGCGGCCGTGTCGAAAGGTGCCGGGTACCGGCACGCCGCCTTCACTCAGGAGTACCTCAATGGACTTTTCGCCGACCAAGCCAGCTTTCAGGTCGCGTCGTGGGCGATGGCCGACTGGCTCCCACCGGGTGGCGCGGTGAGCACGCCCTCGTGGCAGATTCGCCGCGGCACCAACACCGCGGTCGCACTTGCCGTGGGGCACGGCGGACAAGCCCCGATGCCCACCAGCTTCTACACCATCAACGATCGCTCGACCGACGTCTCGGTAGACCTCACCGCGGGCGCCGTCACCATCGGCGTTAGCGGCTGGTACGAGATCGCAGCGACCAGTATCAACCGCGACGACAACGACTCCGGCGGATTCGGCGCCGCCAACGGCAACACTGTGAGCGCGTGGCGCTCGTCACCGTGGGTCCTCTACGTCGACGGCGTTGCGAACATCGGTCCGGTGATGGCCGGCGTGGCGGTGAAGGCGTATCTCGCTGCAGGGCAGGTCGTTCGCGTTGGCGTGGTGGCGTCCACCCCGAACTACCCAGTTGCCCGAGGTGGCACTGACTCCGTCGATGTCGCGGCGACCTCGAACATCACCCACGTCGCTGGCGGCCCGTCGGCGTCATTCATCGGCAGAAGGGTCGACTGATGGCCAACGACACCATCTTCGAGTTGCCCGAGATCCCGGGCGTCACGTTCACCGCGAGCTACGGGTCGGGTGGCGAGACAGGGTTGCCGTCGAACTGGATTCGCATCGTCGGGACCGTCGAAAACCCCTGGTACGAGCCGACCTACAACTACGGCCTCGACCCGAACCAGTACACCGAGATCACCGATCCTTGGAAACGCCACACCCAGTTCCCGGAGGTGTGCGGGCCAATGGGGTTCGAAGGCCCGAGCATCGGACTCCCCGCCGACCCGCCACCGCCGCCGGTCGAGCCCGAGCCAACCCCCGACATCATCGAGGAGCCCACCGATGGCTGACATCACCTACATGACCGTCACCGGCCTGTGGACACACATCGTCGACGACGGCATCGTCGACGGCGACCCCAACCCCGACGTGGTCCACCCGATGGGGAAGGTGGTGTTCGCGCCGAAACCGTCGAACACCGGGTTCGTTACCGCCGGCGCGGCAGGCGAATCCGAGAGCGTCACCCTCGCCGAAGTGCCGGCGCTCATCGCTGACGGTGTCCTCACCGACCTGCAGGGCAACGACGGCGTCCGGCTGGCCGCGACGATCGGCGGCAACCCAGTCCGGTGGGTGGCGCAGCCGACGCTGATGTACGGCAAGAAGACGTTGCCGTCGAAGGCCGTCACCTTCGACCCGCCGACCGTCGGGACCACGCTGCACCTCAACGACCTGTTCGACGACATCGGGCCGCAGTCGCCGCTCGTCACCACCGAGGTGAAGGCGTACCGCGACCAGGCCGTCGCGGCGCGCGACGAGGCCCAGCAGATCGTCGACGACATCGCGGTCGGTGTCGTCCCCGACTCGGGTGTCGCAGCGAGAGTGACACAACCCGGCCAGACGAAGACGGCACTCGACAACACCTACGCTCCGGCAACACGCGCCGTCCCGACGGGTGGCGCGACCGGCCAGGTGCTCACCAAGACCTCCGGGGGCACCGCATGGCAGACCCCGCCATCCGGCGGTGGCGGGGGCGACGGGGTGAGCGCGACCGCAGTGAATGTGGCACTGGCCCAGCGCACTCTGGCTCCAGTCGTCGAGGTGGTCGACAGCACCGACGAGTGGTGGATCAGCCCGATCGCCACCCAGCTGTCGTGGCCGTACCCGCGGATCGTGAAGGCGTCGTACTCCCAGACCGGCGGCATGCTCGCCTCGGAGTCGGTGCCCGGTGTCCTCACCAAGACGATCGAGGCATTCGATCCCGGCTGGGCGATCGACGACCACGACGCACCATGGCTGTTTGCCGAAGACCGCCACCGCCTCGTCATGGGGTCCTCGCACCACGGCGAGTACAAGTACCTCGACATCGTCGTCTCCGACCGCGACGGATCGATCGAGTCGCTGGCAACCAACCCGGTCACCCGATTCCAGATGTCGGAGTACACCTTCACCCACACCAACTACGGGCAGTGCCACCGCATCGAGCACCTGTCCACCGTCGACGCCTACGGGGCGCCGCTGGTCGATCACTTCTGGCTGTTCGTCCGCGCCGGCGACACCTGGGACATCATCGACTTCACCGTGCACCAGCACACCGGCGTCGTGACGATCGTCGACCGGCGTCCGTTCCTGCAAGGCCAGAACCTCCAGTGGTACTGCACCACCGTGTCGGCACATGACCCGTCCGGGCAGAAGATCCGCGTCGGCGCGTACGCGAACCCGTCGAGCTGGCAGCACGCCATCTGGTACGTCGAGATCGACGTCGAGACCGGCATCGTCACCTGCCCAACAGTGCCCGGCCTGAACCACGACATCGAGTCCGGGGTGTTGCAGGCGTTCAACGCGACCACCGGACCCGGATTCGCGGCGGCGCTCGCCCAGCCCGCAACGGGGATCTCGCGACGGCTCCTCGCGATCCGCCCCGGCCCCGCCGCCCCGGCGATCCTGTGGGCAGAGTGGCCCGAGTCCTCGCCGAACGTCGCGACCTACTACCTCACCACCCTGTCTGGCGGGGCGTGGTCGACGGTCAGCATGGGAGCGGCCGGACCCCGGTTCGGTTACACCTCGACGTCGAACTACCTGGCGGGTGGGTGTTTCCCGAACCCCTGCTACACCGACGAGCTCTATCTGGCGCGCAACGCCGACCCGTCGGTGGTGGAGAGGTCTTACATCAACCGGGCCGGGACACGCGTGTTCGAGACCGTCGCCTCGTCGGAGGACTCGGTGCTGATCCGACCTCACCTGGCCTACGGCGGGTCGGCAGCGAAGGTGATGTTCACCGCGCTCACCGACTACTCCGACACCGGATTCACCTTCGCCGGCACCTGCCGATCCGTCGCCGAGAACGCCGGCATCACCGCCCTCGGCACCGTGCAAGTCCCCGACCTCGACGCACCGAGCGTGCCGTCTGGGGTATCGGCCGCACCGGTGGCGGGGGCCGCGATCGTGTCGTTCACCGCCTCGACCGACAACGTCGGGGTGGACGAGTACCGCGTGTACTCCTCGGCCGACGGGTACACCGCGGTCATCGCGACCGGAGCGAGCTCGCCGATCACCGCGCCGTCACCGAACGGTGTGGCCGCCTCGTTCCGGGTCGACGCGGTCGACGCCGCGGGCAACGCCTCGGCGAAGTCGTCGGCATCGAACTCGGTCACCCCGCAGACCCAGGACGAGATCCTGCCCGGCGCCGGTGCGCTGCTGCTCATCGATCCGGCCAATCCGCACCAGGCGTGGGCGCCGGGTGTACCGACCGGCACGGTCACCAACCTCGCCCGCGCCCAGGCGGTCGCCGCCGCCGGAGCGGGCGTGGCCGGAGACTTCGACCTCACCGTGGCCAACACCCTCACCCCCACCGACGGCGTTATCTCCCGGACCGGCAAGGGCGGCCTGTACGGGCTGATCTCGCAGACCACCGACGTCGCCGACCGTGCTTTCCGGCTGTCCTCGGAGGCGCTGCGCAAGTACTTCGCCGACCACCCCACCAACGACTACTTCCTGTCGGCGTGGGTGCGGCCAGTGCGGCGCTCGACGATGAGCCCTCCGCTGTTCTTCACAGCCTGGGTGGGACCGCGGGGTGCCGGCACCGTCGACCTGATGTGTGTGCGCGAGGTGACGAGCTACAAGCTCGGCGGCGCGCCGTCGACGAACCGGTCGATGGTCATCGAGACCGCCACCCCCGCACCGCTGGAGACACCGGCGCGGGCGGGTGGTGCGTGGACGGCGTTGCAGGCCGCGCACGCCACCGATGCGACGATGCTGCTCATGGGTATCCCGAACGTCGCCGGTCAGCCGACCACGGTGCACAAGGCGGCGTCGTGGATCTTCTACCGCGCCTACATCGAAGACCTGACGGTCTCACAGCGGTCGGCCGCGTCGGTGGCGGCGCTCGATCAGCAGCTCTACAACGCCGCGTTCGACCCCGGTGGCCGCTACAACGCCGACACCTACGACGCCGCGAGCACCCTGCCGTGACCCGCCCATACCGGTGAGTGTGGGGACCGTCAGGGCTCCCAGTCGTCGCCGAGCACCGCGGCCAGCCGGTCGGCCAGGTCGAGTGCCTCGGCGCGCCGGCCGTAGATCACCTCGTCGCACTCGAAGCCGAGCGATTCCAGCTCGGGGTCGGGCGGCACCCATCCGCCGTCGGTGAGTGCCTGGCGGCTCGCCTGTTGCCGCCGCATCAGGGAGTGCACAGCCTGCGACGCGGCGCGCAGCACCTCGCGATCGATCACCGGGCCATTGTCACCTCGCCCAAAGTCCGATCAAAGTCGAGGGAACCGGCCGGCCGTCCGCTACGTCCAAGCTGCATGGTCCTCGACGTCCTCGCCACCATCGCGACCCTGGTTGGCGGGTGCTGGCTGGTCTGCACATCACCAGAACGACGGACGATGTTGTGCCACAACGAATTAGATTGCTACAGTCATGACACAAGTTCTGAGCGGGTGAGGTTCAGGAACACACACTGATCGCCGACGCGGAAGCGACCCGGCCACAGCAGGAAACAATGAGAACCCGATCGCAGAGGCCCATGATGCGACACCCGCTCTGAACCTGGACAACCAAGCAAAAGCGCCCCCACTCGCGATGAGTGGGGGCGCTTTCGTCGTGCCGAGGGTTGGCTACTCGGCGGGAGTCTCCGGCTCGGGCTCCGGTTCGGGAGTCGGCTCCGGCTCCGGAGCGGCCTTCCAGGTCGGCGCCTCGTAGCTGTAGCTCGGCGAATCCCCGGCCATCGTCACCGGATCGGTGTTCGCGCCGCCACCGATGGAGTCACCGTTCGTCGACACGATCGGCGGCGGGCACGGCGCCACACCTCCGCCCGCGATCGGCATCACGCACGGCTTCTCCGCTGCGGCCGCGACGCCCACCCCGCCGAGCATCCCGGCCCACACCACGGCCGCACCTACTGCGGCGATCACACTTCGTCTCATCTCTACCTCCAGGTTGGTGGATGCTTGATTCATCCATTGTGGATGACTGAACCATCCACTAGGGTGCCTGTCAAGAGGGAACGGAGGACTGAGTGACTATCCTGGGAAACGTGGCAACCAGGCCGGGGCGTGACGACGAAGGCCGGCAGATCATCGCAGCGGCCCTGCGCGCAGAGATGGCGCGCGCCGGAGTGTCAGGCCGCCAGCTCGCCGAACGAGTCGGGAAGAACCACCAGTGGGTCCAGCACCGGATGTCCGGCAAAGTGGCGCTCACGACCGACGACGTCCGCCCCATCGCGGCAGCCCTCGACCTGCACCCTCGTGACTTCCTGGTCAAGCTCGGCGGCGAGCTAGAACCGCTCGACGACGAGTGAACATTCGCCGAATACAGTTTCAGGGATTTGTCACGCCCCAGCACCTATACCCCCCCTGAACACACAAATCGGCCCCGCCCCCCGATAATCAGGGGAGTGGGGCCGATTCAGCGTATTTGCAGAGATCGACCTAGAACAGGTCTCCGTTACAGCTGACCACGGCGTACTGGCCGTTCGACGAGTTCTCCACCTCTACCTTGCCGTCGATGATGATCTTGCAGGTGATGGTGCCCGTCCCGCCGTTCTGGGCGGTCACCCCCTTGATCATGGTGTCGGACTCGTCGAACGCCTTTGACCGCCACGGCTGCGGCGATCCTAGGACCGACGAGAGCGACCCATTTGAGGAATTCGACAGGTTGCGACAGAACGTCCTCGGCGAGACAGTCGTCAACGCCCTCCGGCAGGTCGATATGGTCGGGCATAAATTGGTCATGCCGCCGCCATCATCGCTTCACGGACCTCGGAATCGTCGACCGCGAGGTACCGCTGTGCTGACGCGAGGCTGCCGTGACCGAGGAGCTCTTGGACGGCCCGTAGGTTGCGCGTGCCGCGGTAGGCACGTGTCCCGGCCCGGTGACGAAGCGTGTGCATCGTCCACACGCCCGGCATGACGCGCGCACACAGAGTGCCGACCCAGCGTGGTGAGAGGTGCCCGCCATCGTCACCCGGGAACAGGTAACCCGTGCGCCCCGCGCCGGGGCTGTGTCCGCCTGGTCCAGCACGTAGGACCTTCGCGAGGTCGTCACTGATCGGCACGATCCGCTTCTTTCCGCCCTTGCCGTGGACGAGGAGCTGCCATCCGTCGAACCCCTCGATGAGGTCGTTCGTCGAGCAGCACGCCACTTCGGCGCGACGCATTCCGAGTTCCGAGGCGAGGCGAAGCATGACCAGTGTCCGGGCGTCGGCGGCGAGCTTCGACTCGGCAACCACGCGATCGGGGGCAGGGCGGGGTGCTGGCTTTGCGGCCGGTACCCGCGGGAGTTTCGCCGCCGGGTTGGTGGCGATCCGTCCGGTGTCGTAGGCCCATCCGAAGAGAACCGCGGCGGTGTTGCGATGGCCCCGTCGATACTCGGTGGACCACGTCTGCGACCCGTAGAACCCAATGAGTATGTCGAGGGTGACCGCTTCTGGGGCACACGAGATCCCGCGTGCGAGACGCGAGACGTGCTGCCGGCGCGTCTCGACCGTCGTCTTGGGATGTCCGGCGGCGCGCAGGTGGGCGAGGAAGTCGGCGACGAAGTCGATCCAGTCGAGGGGGAGGGTTTTCGGGAGTCCGGTGTTTTGAGGCTGCATCATGCCCTTTACCAGTAGCGAATTACCACGATGGAATTCGCTCGAATCGAGCAAATTCGACAACGGTCCTGAGTAAAAGTTTGGTTACGCGTGGGGGCGCTGAAACATGCCCTCACAAAGGCGATCTGAGCGTTCTTGCTACGCCGGAATCTGCTCCGGGACTGGCTCAAATCCTGTGTCCTTAGCTGGCCTCAGTGGGACGATGGTGCAGGTCCGGTCCGCTCCGGCCCCTGACCAGAAGGTTAGGGGTTCGAATCCCTTCGGGCGCACTCCATCGCCGTCGGGGCCATCAGGTCCCGACGGCGGTTCTGCATCTAGGAACCACCACATCGGCACATTCGCCAGCATCTTCAAACGCTTGGCGATGCCTTTCTGATCGCGCACCTGATTGCGGTCGGACTCCCACGATGAATAGGTAGTCGCCTTCACGCCCAGGGCGGACGCGAACTCACCCTGGGTCATCCCCATGTGGCGGCGGATCTTCCGGAGCTTCTCTCCATCGGTCCACTCAGGTACGAATGCACCTTCGGTCTGCGTACTCATGCACCGAGTATCTATCGACGGTCAAACGTTGTCAACCGGTATCGAACGTACGCATGCACGCGCCTGTTCCTTGACTACGCGTGCATACGTATGGAACAGTTCGGCCATGGCCGAAAACATGCATACACACGCTGCGCGTGATGACGGCGAAGATCTGCTGACGACCACAGAGGCCGCCAGTCTGGTGCGCATCTCCAGGTCGACCCTGTTCCGAGCTGTTGAGGCGGGCAAGATTACGCCGCTCCGCACCCCGGGTGGTCACTTTCGGTTCAGGCGCTCCGATGTCCTCGCGATGTTGAAGGTCGGCGCCTGATGGCCCGCGACGCAGCTGCCGAGCTGCTGTCAGCGGTAACCGACCTGGTGAACATCACCGCCTACGTGCACGGTCTCTACCGCGAGGGTGACCCCGACGTGAAGGTGGAGCCGAAGCATCCGGCCGTCGAGGGTCGACACGCTGACCCACTCATGGGCTCCGAGCACATCGAGGTTGTCGAGCCGGAGCGCCAACCACCGCGCGGCTTCCGCCGATACCCGGTAGTCCACACCGCCGTAGACGACAGTGGCACCCACTTCTTCGTCGATCGCTCCCACCTGACCACTCCTTCCGCTGATGATGCTGGCGCTCACAGCGTAGGAGGCGAGTCGGGGTCGGGTGCCCCTTCCACGGCACCCGACCCCGACGAACCCGTAGAAATCGTCGCGCTCCGCGCGTTGCTCGATGCCGGTGTCGTCTCGTTGAGCAACGAGCAGGCAGCGGTCCTCACGAAGTACGACACCGACCGCAGGACCGCGTCACTGACCGAGGTGGAACGCAGGCTACTGCGGCGACTGCAACGACTCGTCCCTCGGCCCGCCGACGCCGAGTCCTGGGGTGCCCGCGACCCGCTGCCCACCGCAGTCACCGCACTGCACCTTCTCGACGCCCTCCACGACGCCGTCAACGAATGGATGCGCGCGGCCCACTAAAACCTCCTGCGTCCCGAGGGGATACGGGGCGCAGGAACCCCGAAAACGGGAACAGCCCCGGTGCTGAGAACACCGAGGCTGCCGATCAAGAAGAAGACACGAAGGAGTCTACCAAATGGCCGATGCAGTGATGCAGATCAGCAAGATCGCCGCCGAGACGATCCACGTCCCGATCATCGGGACGTCGCCGCTGATCATGCACAGATGGAGCGACAAAGCGAAGCGCCAGATGCTCGACGCTCAGCAGGGCAAGAAGAACGTCAAGACGGTCCGAGATCCGCAGGCAGACTACGAATCTTCGATGTACCGGATTGCGACCGAGGACGGCCCGGACAAGTACGGGTTCCCCGTTCTCGGGTTCAAAGCCGCGACGATCGGCGGTGCCCGCTTCTACGACAAGTCCGTCACGATGACCTCGCTTCGGCAGTTCATGTTCTTCAAAGGTGTTGTGACGAAGGCTGATCCACAACAGCTCGTCGAGATCCACGGGGAACCACGGATGCGTGAGGACGTCGTGCGCGTCGGGCAGGGCACCGACCTTCGGTACCGGGCCGAGTTCGTCGAGTGGTCAGCAGTCCTGACGATCACCTACGTCACCTCATCTCTGTCCCGCGATTCGGTGCTGTCGCTGATCGACGCCGGCGGCATGGGCGTCGGCGTCGGCGAGTGGCGCCCACAGAAGTCGGGCGAATTCGGCACTTTCGCAATCGATCTGAGCAAGACCATCGAGGTCGACTGACATGGCAGGCGCGGTTTGGTCCGGCGGGGCGCGGCAGGGCGGGGCCAGGTACGGCTCGGCAGGTCCGGTTCGGTGCGGTTAGGCAGGTCTGGGCGTGGCATGGCGAGGCAGGTGTGGCAGGGCGCGGCTAGGTCCGGTACGGCGCGGCACGGTCCGGCAGGCATGGCACGGCACGGTGCAGTCGGGTTCGGCATGGTCGGGACGGGTTCGGCATGGGCAAGGCAGGCAGGGCTCGGCTCGGCTCGGTGCGGTGCGGTAGGGCGGGGTGTGGCACGGCAGGCATGGCTCGGCAGGGTACGGCGTGGATTGGCATGGCAGGCGTGGAAACCCCTCTCCTAGAACGGATTCATAACGATGAGTGACCTCAGATCACAACTCACTTCGATCTATCAGCAGCGTGGCGAGCTGACACCCCAGTCTGTCGTCGATGAAGCTCGGCCCGACGAACACCCGTTGCATCACCGTTTCGAATGGGATGACGCGGTGGCCGGAGAAGCCTACCGGCGAGTCCAGGCCTCGGAGCTGATCCGCTCGGTGAAGGTCGTCTACAACGAAACGCCAGCGGGAGAACGCAAGTCGATTCGTGCGTTCTCCTCGCTCTCTCAGGCCGATGATCCGGAGCGCCGCGGGTACGCCCCCACTGAGGAACTGGTGGAAAACGAACTGACCCGCGCGATCCTCCTGCGCAATCTCGAACGCGAGATCGGTTCGCTTAAGAGGAAGTACGGGCATCTACGCGAGTTCAGCGATGTCATGTCGAAGGCGGTCGCATCGTGACAACCTTTGACTTCGTTTGCGACAACCTAGGTTTCGTCGCTGCCGTTGCGTTCTTCCTCGGCGCAGGCATCACCACTCTCGCGGTGTTGATCCGCGACGCATATGCCGATGACGAATGGGAGCCCATCCAGGTCGACCGCGGCGAGATTGTCGAGGTGCCGTGATGAGCAATGTGATGAACTACGCCGGCGACTGCACCGAGTTCGACCCGGACCAGATCCTCGGCCCCGATCTGCACGGCGCCTACTACCGGATCACATCGGCCACGTACGACCCCGCGGCCGACATGACGAAGCGGACGTTCAAGCCGATCCCGCCCAGCGAACTGTTCGGGGGCCAGCGATGAGCGCCGGCGCGGTTGAACTGATCCGCAGCATCCGCGATCTGCACCCCAGCGCGAGCGTCAACGGGTCGGTGCAGCCGATCCCCGACGAAGAAGGCGGTGCGTTCGCCTGGGTGTCGGTCATCGGGCTACCCGCGGATCGGTATCCCGAGTTCCGGCAGGGCGATTACGGCGACGAGTACACCCTCACTGTTCGTGGTCCCGACCGTCGAGACAACGCAGCGACGCTCTCGGTGACTCGCTACCACGACGACGACCTCGTCGCCGCGCTGCAGACCGCCCTGGACTACATCGCGTCCGTGCAGGCGGGAGTAGGCCAGTGACCTCGGCGTCGCGCTACGACAGCGCCAACATCCCGTCGAACATAGCCGAGACACCGACCGCGGAGCAGATCGAGAAGCGTCGCCACGCAATCGGTTGCGCGTTCGAACATCTCGCGGTCGCCTGCGCCCGCAAAGGTGTCGACGTCGCGATCGTCCAGCAGTCCCTCGTCGGCAAGCCGGCGCTGCGGGTCGCGATCACCAACCAGCGCACCGGCGAACGGATCTCCATCCGCGGTGAACTCCTCGACATCATCGACACCGCCCGGGACCGGTTGAACCGAGAGGACTGGGACCGATGATCGCGACACGAGTGATTCTGCGAGGCCCCAAGGCCACCCTCGACGAACTTGCAGCCTTCGTCGCCGAGGCCCGCCACCGCGGAGTCGCCGGCGACACCGCGATCCAGTTCCGCGGCGCGACCGGGCTCGGCGCATTCGCCGCGTTCTCCGTTGACGTCCCTGCTCGCCCTCCCGCTGCCCGCGGTGACGAGGACGTTCATAGCGTCGCGGTCGCCTGCGACTCAGGCTGCGGCCGCGAAGTGACGCTCACCTTCGCCGCACCGAGCCCTGACGCTGCCGCCGAGGCCGCGATCGAGCGACTCACCGCTGACGACGGCTGGTCAGTGCTCGACGGAAACCATTGCCGAGCCTGCTCACTCATCCGCTCTGGATGGTCGGCTGCCCCTGGCCCCAACCAGGACGGCCACGAGATGAGCGCGGATTCCGCAGGGGGAGAGTCGTGACCTCCGCCGTTGGATCTCGGATCCGCACCAAGTTCCTCGAGTCGGCGGAAGCTCTTCCCTGCCCCGAGGGCTGGTCGTGGACGGTCGTCGAGTACCCCGCGTACCACCGGGCGTGCCAGGACGGCATCCCCACGCTGCACCTCGAGTACGGGTGCGACGACGACGTCGAATTCGTGTACCTCGTCGGCCGCCACGACCTGGCGACGGAGGTGGCGCCGTGAGCCTCGCCGACATCGACCGCCAGCAGTGGGGGACCGACGAGCGCCGCGCCCAGCGCGCAGAACGTCGCGGCGGCCCGCACCCCGACGACGTCATGCCCGACGTCGACCGCAACCGTCACCTGCGGATCGCGAACGGGCGCCCCGCATTCGAACTCGCCGACCTGCCTCGCAGCAAACAGCACGGCATCCCGGCGGTCCGCGAAGACCTCATTTCGTTCTGCCGCCAACACCCGGGTCGGTGGGTTCGGTACAACGCCGCCGGCGCCGAGGACTCCACCCCGACGGCGCTCCGACACCAGGTGCGTCGCGCCACCGGCGGATTCACTCGCGGATTCGAAGCTGCGCTCCGCCAGGCCGGTTCTGAAACACCCAGCATCTACGTGCGGTATGTGCCGCCGATCGGCGGTGATCACCGGTGAACTCGATCAACTCGACGGTGTTCGTGCCCGGTCCCGGCCAGTTGAAGCGGTGCCGCGGCTGCTCGGAGCTGATCTTCTTCGCCGTGTCCCGGGACGGCCGGTCGATGCCCGTCGACCACAAACCGCGCCCGGACGGGAATCTGTCGATCGCGCCGCTGCAGGACGGCGAGAAGCAGCCCCGCGCGACGGTCGTCACCCCCGGACAGGCCGCCGGGATGCGCGCCGCCGGAGTCCCGGTGTTCGCTCCACACTTCGCGTCCTGCCCAGAAGCCGATTCGTTCCGCCGCCGCGGCCGCGCACGTGGCGCCCGCCAGAAAGGACGGCCCAGATGACCTTCGGCCGAGTCCGCTACGAGGACATCGACAACCGCACCCAGGAAGCCCGCGCCGTCCAGGTCGGCGGCGACGTCCTCCGAGACGGCCGCTGGGTCGCCGTCCACAAAGACGACGGCACCCGCATCGAGATCCCCGAAACCAACGTCATCTCCATCGACTACCCGAAAGGCGACGACCAGTGAACACCGCCACGGCAGATCAGCCCACCACCGAACGCAGCCAGTTCGCCGAGCGCGACAACTTCCGCGACCTCACCCCGTACGAGGAAGCGATTCTGCACGGCATGACGAAGCCCGCCTACTTCCCGGGCCGCGGCTACTTCATGGTGCAGGGCGTCTATCAGGGGTACGCGGACGACCAGGTGATCGTGCACCCGAACGGCGACACCGAGGTGATCCCGGACCCCCGCATCGCCCGCACCGAACGCCGCCGCGCGAGGAACAAGGCAGGTCGGAAGTCACGCCGCATCAACCGGATCCGAGCACGACGATGACGAAGACCGACCACGTGGAGATCGTCACCCAGGCATCAGTCGACATCGCAGCAGGGGAAACCCGGCCGGCCATCCCGCTGTGCAGCGACCGCCGCGCGACTGTCGTGGACCGCCCCGTGGTGGACGGCCTACTCGGTCACGACGTCGTCGTCACCGTCGACACCGAACTAGGCGCCGTCGGCGGACTCATCTTCACGCTGCCGTTCACCGACGTCGCCGAGCTCGTCGACCAGGTGCGGGACGGCTGCCTCGACGGATTCGAGGACGCCCTCGACCACTTGCCGCCCCGCGGCCGGTCCCGCAAGTACATCGACGCCTACACCCTCGGCCAGATCGAAGCGCGCGGGAGGGCCGACTAGTGGCCGAGCCCCGCACCCTCGCTGACGTCGTCGAACGCGTCGTCACCCTCGCCCACCACGACCCCGACGCCGCCCCGGTCGTGTCGGCGGCGCACGGCCACAAAGCGCCCCACATCCTCGACGGTCAGCCGAACACCATGATCGCTGGCGTCCTCGAACTCGGACCCGCCCTCGAACGGGGCCTGTCGTGGAACGTCGCACCCGCGTCGACGCTGCTGCGGTCGCTGAACCACCGGTGGGCCACCCCCGCCGACGTGGCCCGCGCCGAGTGGCTCGACCGCGTCGTCGAAGCCGAACAGTCCGGCGCCACCCGCCTCGATGCCATCCGCGCCGCCGGGGAGGTCCCCCGATGACCGCCCCCGCCATCAACCCCGCGGCGATCGATGCCGCGCTCCCGGACTTCGACGCCGACGTGCCGTGCGAGTTCCGCGACGAGTGCGAACGTCCAGCTGTGTGGCGGGTTGTCGCACACGGTGTGGCCGACAAGGACGAGGCGTGCAGCGTTCGCCCCTACCTGATGTGCGACACCTGCCTCGCCGAAATGCGGGCACTCATCGAGCAGACGCTTCGGATCGAAGGATATTGCGAGTCGTGCGGGAAGACCTTCCGTCAGGTGTCCGACATCATCCGATCGGTGGTGGCGCTGTGACCGCGATCGAGGTGAAGCACCCGCCCGCCCCGGGCAGCGACGAGTGGCGGAAGGTGGTGTCGCCGTCGAAGATCCCTGCGCTGCTCGGTGTGTCCCGGTTCCGTTCGCAGTACACGGTGTGGCACGAGATGGCCGGGCTGGTCGAACCGGAGCCGATCGCCGAGGCGCGGCAGGACGACTTCGACTACGGGCATGCGTGCGAGCTCGCTGCCCGCGAGTACTGGCTGTTCAAGAATCCCGGGTGGCGGCTGTCCCGCGGTGAGGTCGCCTACCGCGACGAGGCGCTGCCGTTCCCGAACCTCGCGACCCTCGACCTGCGGGCGTCGCGCGGCCGCACCCGCAAGGTCGTCGAGGTGAAAACCGCACGCGACAAGGAGGAGTGGGGCGACGACGGCTCTGGTGAGGTGCCGGCCGACTACGCCGCTCAGGTGATCGCGCAGCAGCACATCACCGGGTGGACGTCCGAGCCGGCCGACATCGTCGTGTGGTTCCAGTTCGGCATGCCGAAGATCTACCACGTCGACTACGAACCCCGTTTGGCTGCAGCGATGTTCGCGCGCATCGGGGCGATGTGGCCGTCGATCGTCGCGAAGACCCCGCCCCCGGACCTGGACGACTCGGTGTCGACGTACGAGACGGTCAAGGCGATGCACCCCGACATCGACGGAACGACCGCGGTCCTCGACCCAGTCCTCGCGCGTGACTTCCTCACCGCCGACGCCGACCTCAAGACGATCACCAAGCGGCACCGCGGACTCAAGACACGAGTCCTCGACGCCATGGGCAACGCACAGCACGCCGTCGCCGGCCACCCCGAACAGAAGATCGCCCGCCGCCAACCCGGACAGCGTGGCTCCATCTCGCTCTACCCCATCACCAAGACCGACCCCGACAGCATCACCACGAAGGAGAGCAACGCAGCATGAGCAGCACCGAAATCGCCACCACAGGCGGAGCCGTCGCCACCCAGCCCACCACCGAACTCACCATCCGTTCCGACCAGTCCGAGTTCACCCCGATCCAGCGGGCCGCGCTCGCCCAGATCGGCGTCGAGGAAGCCTCCGACGACGACGTGAAGGTGTTCTTCCACCAGGCCAAGAGGACCGGTCTCGACCCGTTCGCGAAGCAGATCTACATGATCGGCCGCCGAACCAAGGTCAAGGAGTGGAACCCGAACACGAGTCGGCAAGAAGAGAAGTGGGTGATGAAGCAGACCATCCAGATCGGTATCGACGGGTACCGGCTGGCGTGCCGACGCATCGCCAACGCTCTGGGTATCAAGCTCGAAGTCGACGGCCCGTACTGGCATGACGGCACTCAGTGGCTCGATGTGTGGCTCGACGCCGGGAACCCACCGAAGGCAGCGAAATTCACCGTCACCCGCGACGGCGAGAAGTACACCGCGATCGCGAACTACGCCGAGTACGTCCAGACCTACAACTCGTCGAACGGCCCTCAACCGACGTCGATGTGGGCGAAGATGCCGGCCAATCAGCTCGCGAAGTGTGCGGAGGCCGCAGCGCGTCGCCAGGCGTTCCCAGACCAGTTCTCCGGTGTGGTGTTCGAGGAGGCCGCGCACACGGTGATCGACTCCGAGGTCGTCGACGAGGCGCCGAAGAAGGAAGGCGGCCGCGGCGCCGCTGGCCTGGCTGCAGCGCTCGGCGTCACCGACGAGGACCCCTCGGAATCGACTGCGAAACCGGAATCCGAGCAGGTCGTAGACGCGGAGGTCGAGACCGACACCGAGCCGACGAAGGAGCAGTTCAAGCGGCTCAACGACCTGTTCGTCGCCGCCGGACTGACGAAGGACGACAAGAACGGCCGCCGCATCGTCGCCGCCCAGCTCGTCCCGGACCGCGACCCGGACGCACCGCTGACCGCCGCGAACGTCGACCACATCGCCGACATGCTGCAGCAGCTTCGCGATCAGGGCGAACAGGTGCTCATCGACACCGTCGAGAGCCTCATCACCGAGCACGACACGGAAGGACCTGCCAAATGACCACCACCGAACTCTCACCGAACGCCGCGCAGTTCGCCGCCACCGCCCAGACGCCGAAGAAGAAGGCACGCCCCGACCGAGACCTCGTCATCTACTCCACGAAGTCGGGGAAGTGGCACTGGAAACTCATGTCGCCCAACGGGAAGCTCGTGCAGGCCCGGTCCGGCGCCACCATCGCCGACACCGCGGTCCGCCTGGTCGTCCACAAGGCCGACGGCACCATCGACGACCGCGGACTCATCTCGTGAGCGCCCAGCAGCACGTCGCCGACGCACAGACGGCACTCGCCGACGCGAAAGCAGCGGGCGCTGGCGCCGCGGCGGGCTACCACCTCGTCGTCGCGCAGACCTACGCGATCCTCGCGCTCGTCGACGCCCTCAGCAACGTGTCTCTGACGAACTCGAACTACACCATCCACCACCACCCGGAAGGAAACACGCATGGCCCTCGCTACTGAACCGCCACCCGAACTGCCCTCCACCACCGCAGGTATTGACCCGGACAGTGACGGGCAGTACATCAAGATCCGCGTCAACGGGCTGAAACTCGACAACCCGCCCGCCAAGGGTGAAGCCGTCACCCTCATCGTCAAGGGCACGTGCCACGAGATCCACGACAAGACGATGAAGGACGGCGAGGACAAGGTCGTCCACTACATCGACGCCGATTCGGTGTACGAGCGCGGCAAGGTGCCGATCGTCGACGAAGGACCGAAGGGTCTGTTCGACTTCGTCTCCGATCAACGGCTGTGGGAGACGGCGAAGGACGCTGCATTCGAGCGCGGCGAGGTCCTCGACGACGTCGTCACCGGTTGGCTCCGCGACTACATCAACGCCGAACCCGCCGAGGACACACCGGCCGACGACGTCGACACGAAGACTGATGGCGGCCAGGTCATCCGGCCCGCGTTCTCCGACCAGAAGAAGGACGACTGACTGATGCCGTTCGTGCTGCTGGCCGTGGCCAACCTCGCCCTCTTCTGCCTCGCCCTCGCCGCCATCCTCACCGGCGGCTGGCTACTCCTCGCCGCTGCGTGGGCGCTCCTGATCGTCGAAGCGCTCTCCGTCGTCGGATGGGCACGGCTGGCAGCACATCGCGCCCGAAAGGACCTGCCCCAATGACCGACACCACCACCGAGCCGACCGTCCCGACCTGCAGCCTGTGCCGGCGCGAACGCACACTTGCCGACGCCTACGACTACAACCCTCTGCAGGTCATCACCGGCCAGCCCGTCGGCTGGTACTCCGGCGACGACGGCGAAGTCTGCCCCCAGTGCATGGCGAAGACCCTGAACGGCCAGCTATGAGCACCCAGGGAGACCGCGTCCGCTACCAGGGCCGCGACTACACCATCCTCACCGTCACCGACCTGCACTACGGCCTGGTCGACGAGACCCGGCCGCCCATCACCGACGACCAGAACGGTCAGCAGGTCGCGCACATCGCGGTCCGCCGAGAGCAGGTCGATGCGTCGTGATCCACGAACTCAAGATCGATGAGCGCTGGTACCACCACGTCCGCGAACTCACGAAGAACGTCGAGATCCGCGTCCACGACCGTGACTACCAGGCCGGCGACACGTTGCTGATGTACGTGCCGGAGAAGGGGTGGATGCGCGTCGAACGACGAATCACCCACGTGTTGCCCGCGGGTCTCGCCGACGGCCTCGGCCACGGATACGTCGCCCTCTCCCTCGACGACGGCGGCAAGCTCGCAAACGCTGAGGAACGTGCGCGGCGAGCTGAGAAGTCGAATGCGCCTCTGCGCGGGACGATCACGCGACTCACGCGCGAGCTGAAGGAAGCGCGAGGTGACCGCTGATGGGCTCCCGTTGGGAGGTGCTCGCTTGGGCGGACCTCGGCGACGAAGATCCCCGCGACTTCGTTCAGTACGAGGGCAACTCGTTCGTCGACGTGATTCGCACGGTCCTCGCCGCGCGCCGCAACGGGATCGGCTGCATCACCGTGAAGTGGAGGCCGTGATGAGCGACTTCACCACCGACGACATCGCGATCGCCGTCGAGATCCCCGGCGTCTACGACGGGACCAGCGCGTACCTCCTGAAAGACGGCACCTGGCGAAACCGCTGGCACGAAACCGACTTCGACCGCCGATATGGCCGCACCCAGGACTGGATTGAGCAGAACGGTGACGCGTTCCGCGAAGCCAACCGCGACCTACTCGACAGCACGCGATCATGACCCTCGTCCTCACCGCCGACGAACGCGAACTTCTCCGCGAAGCCCACCGCGTCATCGCCCCCATCGTCGCGACGTCCGGCATGACCGACCACGTGCGCACCAGCATGAGCGGCGGCGGAAACGGCCGCTTCTCCTACCGGGTGCGCGGCAACAAGCTCACCGGCTGGTGGCCCACCCAGTGGAACCCAGAGCGCGAAACGTCCATCACCCTCACCCGCGTCCAGAAGTGGGCCGACAGCCTGCCCGACGAGCTCCGGGCCCGCGCGCTGGTCGCCTGGCGGGTCTACCCGGTCAACACCCGAGACATCCCCGCGCTGTACCGCATCACCCTCGAAGCGATCGAGCTTCAAGAGCGACCCCAGCCCGCACCCGGCCAACAACTCGACCTGTTCCAGGAGGTGTCATGACGCCGTACTACGCCGACGACTCTGCGACGCTGCATCTCGGTGACGCCCTCGCCGTCAGCCGGCAGCTCGAATCCGGCTCGGTCAACTGCATCGTGACGAGCCCGCCCTACTTCGGTCTGCGCGACTACGGCGAGGACGGCCAGTACGGGTTGGAGGCCTCCCCAGCCGAATACGTCGAAACGATGCGAGCACTGTTCGCCGAACTGCGCCGCGTGCTCGCCGACGACGGAACCCTCTGGCTCAACTTGGGTGACAGCTACTCAGGATCGTGGGGAAACCAGGGTCGCAAGGAGGAGCGTGGCACGCAGCGGCCGATCAACGGCGGCATGATCACTCCTGTCCATGATGGCCGCTACCCGTCACGGGGGAGCAACACCGGTGCGATCAAGCCGGGCGCACCACCCGCGAAGAACCTCATGGGAATGCCGTGGCGCGTCGCGTTCGCGCTCCAAGACGACGGCTGGATACTCCGCAACGACGTCATCTGGCACAAGCCAAACGCTATGCCGGAGAGCATCACCGACCGACTCAGTGTTCGCTACGAGCACGTATTCATGCTGTCCAAGTCGCGGCGCTACTGGTTTGATCTTGACCCGATCCGGGAGCCCGCCACCACCGAGAGGGCATCCGCTCTCTCGTGGGCACGCGACTCGAAAGAGGCGGACGTACCGGGCGCATCGAACCGCCAACACCGGTCATCAAGAGACAAGGTGGCGACCGGTACCGACACACAAACCACCCGCGGGCGCAACCCCGGCGATGTCTGGTCGATCACCACGCAGCCATTCGCGGGAGCCCACTTCGCCGTTATGCCCTTAGCGCTCGCCGAGCGCTGCATCCAGTCCGGCTGCAAACCCTCTGGCACCGTCCTCGACCCCTTCAGCGGTTCCGGCACGACAGGGCTCGCCGCGGCCCGGCACGGACGACGGTACGTCGGCATCGACCTCAGTCGTGAGTACCTCGACCTGTCGATCCGCACCCGACTGGCCCAACCCACACTCGACTTCGGGAGTGCGTCGTGACAGACCGCTCGAAGGACACCATCGCGCAGCGCCAGATTCGTATCGGTCTGCTCGCCGATAAGGGACTCCACCCCCGCATCATCGCGCACCAGGTCGGCGCCCCGCTCCGCACCGTCAACAACGACCTCGACGCCATGGGATTCGTGCTCCCCACCAGCCACCACGCCAGCTGCGGAACCACCAGCGGCTACCGCAACCACCACCGCCTCGGTGAAACACCCTGCGACGCATGCCGAGCAGCGAAACAAAAGGAACGACGACGATGAGCGGCCAGTCCAGCCCGAAGCCCCTGCCCGGTGTCCTCTCGACCGCCGAGCGCATCCGGTACCGCCGATGCCTGTGGTGCGAGTGGCATCCCGAAGCGCAGGGGCACGCACCCGAGTGCCCGACCCGACTGCACGACAAGGAGGCCCAGAGTGGCGCATAGACCCAAGATCTCGATGCGGGTACGTCTCTCGGTCTACGAGCGCGACGGCTACCGCTGCCAGTACTGCGGGCTGCAGTTCGAACCATGCCCATCCCCGAAGAACGCCCCCTGGACGCCTGACGACCCGTACATCATGCTCGAGCTCGACCACGTCATCCCGCGCGCGATCGGCGGCCCCGACACCGTCGACAACCTGCGCGCCGCGTGCAGTCCGTGCAACCGCCGCAAGGCGACCTACGTGCGCGACGAGCAGTGGGCTGAGCGCATCCAGAAAGCCGCCGCGGTGCTGCAGGGCACCGTCCCCTCCCGCGAGTGCGCGGAGAAGGCCATCAGCGAGCTCGTGGGCCGCAAATTCACCTTCGCAGAGATCGACATGGAGGTGAAACTCAGTGCCTGACTTCCGTGTCTCAGACACCGCCGCGTTCGACGACAAGATGATCCAGGCCGGCAACTCGGCCATCGGATTGTGGGCTCGCGCGGGCGCCTGGTGCATGCAGCAACTCACGGATGGATTCGTTCCGACGCGAATTGCGCGGCAAATCGGAACGAAAGCACAGGCCGACCGCCTCACGGATTGCGGCCTGTGGGAGACCGTCGACGGTGGCTATCGGTTCGTGAAGTTCCTCAACCACCAGCGGTCGAAAGAACAGGTCGAATCCGAGAAAGCCGCTGCTAGACAGCGTATGCGCAAGGTTCGTTCGGGTGAACGTTCCACCGAACGATCTGAACCTGTTCAGCCGAACGGTTCGGGCGAACGTTCGCCGCACGTTCACGACTCCCATCCCTTCCCTTCCCTTCCCTCTAGTGGTTACGAAGGGAGGGAGGGTCACGTACCGGAACGTGCGAGCGACGAACCCCCAACCCCTCGCTGCCCCAAGCACATCAACGACGAGCGCCCGCCGGCGTGCGGCGCCTGCGCTGACGCGCGGCGAACCCGCGAAACCTGGGACGCCCAGCAGGCCCAGCGCCGTACCGAGTCTGAGCGCGCAGAACGTCTCGCCGCCGCAGCAGCTGTCCGGGCCGCGATCGATGACTGCGAGATCTGCGACGAGAACGGTTACCGCGGAACCCGTCTCTGCGACCACGATCCCGACACCGCTGAACGCGCCGCCCGCGGGATGGCGCTCGTCCGCGAACAGCTCGCCAACTCTGCCGCGAAAGGAAAGTCGTCGTGACCCAGCCCAACCTGCCCGACCTCGCCGCGCACATCCCGTGCGACTCGGCCAGCCCCAAGGTGGTGTGCACCGCCCCCGCGGTCTACCGCGTCGTGATGCACCCACCGAAGACGCCGAACGACCACACGTGCGGCCACCACGTGACGCTGCTGTGCGGTCACTGCCTGCGGGTCGTCACCAACAACATCCGCCGCACCCTCACGAACAAGCGGGCACCGCAGCCGGTGTGCCCGGTGTGCGACATGCGGTTCTACGCCATCCGCGACGTCATGCAGCAGGTGACCGAACTGTGAGCACCGAGAAGCGATCCAAGGTCGTCGCCGTCGACACGAGCGACAGCGCCGACTCGCCGATCGAGTGGCGCATCCACGTAATGCGGCACCCCGACGGATTCGGCCGACTCCCGGCTGGCGGCCCGTCGGCCGAAGACGTCCCGACCGATGCGCTCCGCGCGCTCCTCGCGTTCGCCGTGAACGGCCTCGCCCTCTCCGGCATCCACGAGGCCGCCCAGATCGTCCGCGACGAGATCGCCCGCCACCAACCCGACGACGTCGCAGACGCCCAGGTGGTCGAACCGTGAGCCGCAAGCACGCCGCGGGCCTGATCGGCCTCGCCGCATTCAGTCTCGGCACCTCGCTCGGCGATGACCACTGGTGGACGTGGATCGTCATCGTCGGCAACCTGCTGCTGCTCGAATATGGCTGGTCGCAGCTCACCGCCGCGGAGGTTGACCAGTGACGGGCCGCGACATCGTCGACGACATCGACGCCCTCATCGACGAACAACTCGCCGCTGGCGAAAGCGGCCAGGCCCGCCGCGCCGCCAACGCCGACCGACGGTGCGGACACTGCGGCCGCGCGTGGCACGGCCTCGCCATCACCACCCGCATGGAGGAGATGCGCCGCGAGTACCTCACGAACGTCGTACTGGCCCGGATGCGCGGCGAGGAGTACGAGTACTGGTGGTTCGACGCGCGCGGCCTGTGGTTCCTCGCACCACGCGAGATGCGCGCCGTTGGGCGTCGACTCATGGGCTTCGCGTTCGACGGCAGCCAGATCTACACCGGCGTCGTCACCGACATTGACGGCGATGGGCTGGAGTTCAACAGACCCACTCTCACGCTGAGCCAGCGTCTCGATCAGCTCGGGTACTCCGCGCTCGGATCGATCCGGTCCGGCGCCGACTTCTTCATCCCGAGGGACGTCTGATGAGCATCGTCGGGCTCGACCCGTCCCTCACCAGCACCGGCATCGCGATCCTCGCCCGCTACGAAGGCGACGACGTCGCGCACGTCCGCACCCTGCGGTCCGTCGGCCACCAATCGACCGACTCGAAGTCCTGGGTCCACCGCTCCCGCCGCATCGTCACCCAAACCCGCTTCGTCGTCCAGGCGATCCCCCGAGACACCGAACTCGTCGTCATCGAGGAGATGCCAGCCCACATGAAGATGCAGCACTCGCTGATCGACCGGTGGGTCCTGTGGTTCGGCATCGTGTCCCAGCTCGACCAGATGAGAATCCCCGTCGCAGTGGTGAATCCCGCCACGCGCGAGAAGTGGGCCACCGGCAAGGTGGTGCGGGGCCTCGACCCGAAGGACCGCAAATCCCGGGTCACCACCGCGGTCCGCGCCCAGTGGGACGGACACATTGAGCAACGCGTCCGCAACCACGACGAAGCCGACGCCCTCACCCTCGCATCGATGGGCGCCCTCCATACCGGCTGGACACTCCCGTTCGACGTCGGGACCTGGCAACACAATGGCCTCGCATCCGTGACCTGGCCGAAGGAGAACACGTGAACGCCCGCGAGCTGCCCGACGGCGCGATCGTCGACCACGAGATCCGCATCGTCCGGTTCTTCGACCCGACCACCGGGCACCCAGACATGTTGGTCAGCGTCACCGACGGCGCTGGGCACGACGTCGAGTCCGTCGATCTGCCGCACCTCATCGGCGATCTCGAGACCGCGAAACTCCAGATCTTCAGCGAGCTCGCGCGGGACGAGGACGAATGACCGTCGCCGAACTGATCGAGAAGCTGTCCGCTCTGCCACCGAGCACCGTCGTCGTGACGGACTCAGAGTTCGGTTACGACACCGACGTCTGGGTGTACCGGTTCCGCGCCAACGTGGATCGCCGCACTGATGGCTCCACATCGTGGGTACACGACGACAACGGCCGCGATTCCATCGAACCCGTAGTCCTCATCACGCACTTCGGACACGACGACAAGGAGCAGCTGTGACGGTCTGCCCGCGTTGCCATCTCGAGATCCCCGCCGCCGACGACACCTGCGACTGCACCCCGATCCCCGTGAGCGAGCCTGAGCCCGACCGGCCCGCCGTCCCCGTCTACTCCGAGAACCTCCGCGTCGACCGCGACCGAGCCTTCACCCAGCACGCCAACGAGAGGCACCCGAACCGATGACCCAGCCCATCGACGCCGGCCTCAACCCCCACGCCCAGGACCAGCTCGTCGAGAAACTCACCGACATCCACTCGTGGCTGTCCGAAGACCTCGACGCCACACTGATCCGCGACACCGCGTTCCGCGACAACTCGGAGCGGGTTTCCGGGAAACGCGCCGACAGCGAAGGCCCCATGCCGTTCGACGACGCCGCGGCCGAAGCGGCACGCGAACTCCACGGCGCGCTCCGCGCTGCCGTCCTGTCGGTGTGCACCGAACGGGGCCTCACGTGGCCCGGCGAACGCCGCTCCCCGTACCTCGCGATGTGGTTGGCGCGGCACATCGTGTCACTCGCCGTGTGCGACAACGCGACCCACATCGCCCACACGATCACCGCCGCCCACAAGACCGCATTCGCCGCCGTCGACACCCCCGTCCGCCCCCACTTCCACGGCTACTGCGAGATGTGCGGCCAATCGCTGTGGTCCCGCGGCGGCGACACCCTCACCTGCAAGAAGTGCCGCCGCGTCGTCGACACCGACTACCAACGCCAGCTCGTCGACACCGAGCTGGAAGGCCGGTTCTTCACCGCCAACGAACTCGTCGACGTCGTCCGCGACCGCTTCAAGATCGACATCAAACCGAAGACCGTGCACGACATGGCCTACCGGCGCCGCGAACGCCTCCCCGTCCGAGGCCGCACCCGCGACGGCCAAAAGCTCTACCGCGCCGGCGACGTCTTCCACCGACTCCGACAACAACAGGACCGACGACAGCAAAGGAAAACCTCATGACCGCACCACTACCGCCCATCCGACCCAACGATGACGCGCAGGCCCAGTGGGTGCGCGACTGGCTGATCAAGTCGCATGCGAACCTCTCGATCACCTGGCAGCGTCAGAGCGGGCTCGGCGACGTCTTCCGACTGTTCTTCGGCGAGGCCGAGGCCGCACCGCCGAGCGGAGTGTGGATGGCGTACAACAGCGACCACTCGTCCGCCGTCCCGTTCCCGACCGAGATCGAAGCACTTCGCCACGCCGTCGCCTATCCCGGCATGCTGGCACGCCTGGTGCAGTGGGGGACCGACGTCACGGACCTGAGTGAGGTCCGATGAACCACGCGAGCATGACGCGGGCCGCGTCCCTCTGGATGCGTGGCCGCGGTTGGACCAAGCTCGAGCACGACGACACCCTGCGGTCCAGGATCGCCCGCGCTGTCGGCGACTGGAATCGCTGGTACTCCTGGGGTCGCCCGGTCATGTGGCTCGTCGGCCGCTACGACTGCGGCTACGCGGGACCGCCACGCGGACGCGACCTATGGTGGATCCCCACCCAGTACGTCGAGGGAATCGCCACATCCCTCGTCGCCGACTTCGACCAGCGGTTCGGCTGCTACACCACCACCGAATTCCGTGACGTCGACACGAGCCGAGGCGACATTCCGTGGCGGATCTACGACCTCCAGGACGACGGCCGCACAACCAAGGTCGGCATGTACCCCAATCACCCCGATCACGGCGGACACATGCAACCCCTCCCGTGGCAGGACATCAACGCGGGCCTGTTCGTGTGGTGGTTTCTCTGGCAACACAAAGCCCGTGCCCAGTGGTTCGGGCTGCGCCGCTGGATCTACTACAAGGCGCTGCACGCAGCCGTCCACGGCAAGGTCCCGTTCACCTGCCAGCAAACCCCACCACCACGCTCAGGCGGCTACTCACATTGGCACTGCGAACTGGGGCGAAAACACAAGGGGCAACACAGATTCCGCAACTACACCTGGACAGCGAGCCGCGTCAAGTACACGCCGACAAGCTCAGATGCTTGACAACCCTTGACAAATCCCGAATCCTAAACACTCAGATTGAGGTGCTGTGCCCACACGGGCCAGCACCTCTTCTCATTCCCCCGTCGCGGCGCGGCTGTGCGCGCACACCTTCGACACCACACACCCGATGCTGGGCTGGCATCAACCGTGCGGTGACCGGGCTCCCCCCGCACCGGACCGAACACGCAGCACCCGCGCCGCGACGGGCCCCCAACGACACGAGAACCCCATGGCCAGACGCCGCCCCAACCCCGAACAACGCGGACTCGGACACGCACACAAACAGCAGGTCAAACACCTCAAAACCCGCCACATCGACGGAACACCCTGCTGGTGGTGCGGCAAACCCATGTACCTCGACCGCACCCGCAACCCCGACTACGACCCCACCAGCCCCGACCGCGCATCAGGCAGCCTCGCCGGCGACCACACCCTCGCCCGCACCCACGGCGGAACACTCGCCGACCGACTCCTCCACGGCCGCTGCAACAAAGAACGCGGCGACGGACGACACGACCACACCCGCCCAGCCGTCACCGGCAAACACCAACCCACCCCCACCACCCACCTCGCCATCAACTGCTGGCCCTAACAGCCCACCCCACACCCCCACCCCCCAAAAGTCCTAGAAGGGGGCCCCAACGCGCCACTCTCCGGTGA